TTTCATATTGTTTTCACCATCTCCAATGATTTTATTTAATCGGTCCCCCCAGGAGTAAACCCGCATTTCGGGCAAATTCGGGAATACGATTCAAGTTCCTGATTGCACCTTTCATCCAGTGATTGGCCTAATTGGTTTTAGCCTATTAATTGCGTCTTCTAGCGAGATAAACCGGGTTACGCAAGATTCATTATCAGTATCGTCTAAATATTTTTTGAACATTAACCACATGCCAATTCTGCCGTTTTTGATCCCAGACTCAGCACATTTTATGGCGATTTCATTAACATCTCTGAGTGGCACCATTACGCTGCCGTCATAGTACCGCTTGACTTCTCTATCCTTAATCTCTTCAGCGGTCAAAACTTTCGGCTCTGGTTCCACTATTTCCCAATTTTCAGAAATAGCCTCTCCTAAATCTAACGATAAAAATTTTTTATGAGTAGGATTTTTTATTTCAAGCCCCTCTAACTTAAGAACATCACCTTTTTTTGATCGTGCAAAGGCCGTTTGTAAATTCATGATTAAAACCCCGTTTTTAAATTAATTATTAATTCCATTAAAAGCTCCTGAAAATTATTGCTCCACTTTCTCCCCAAATCTTATCCGTCCTATGCTTCCAAATATGGGAATCCTCTTTGCAGAGAGCATCTTGGAGCGACTTTTCTATGTTATCAATATCAGGCCGTTGCATGTGTGGCTTACCTGACATTTCTAACCGTTTTTTATTCGACCACGATTTAGGCATTTTGATTATGAATATACAATCAAGTTTGTCTTTTAACTCAAGATTTAAAACGTTGAATCTAAGTCTAATCTCATCTGCAAATGCTCTATATTTCACCACACAAGCTCTTTTTTGCCATTTATCGCGCTGTGTTTGCCGTGGCTTAGAGCATGGATCAATATCAATTATTATCCACGTTCCAGCGCATATTTTGCAGATTTCGAATGGCTCGCATGAACATGTTTTTTTAGTCACAATCTAAACCATGAGATTTTTTGCAGGCGTCCCAGCCTGAAGTATAACGTCTATCCTCCAGAAATGCGCCAGCTATATTCCAATATTTTTTATACCCTGCCCACGATTCATCACATGTTTTTGTCCCAACGTGCCTTAATTTCTGGTTTTCTTCTCCGGCCTTGAATGCTATTTCTATATCTTCAACTTGCCAGAATGATTTATCTGCATACTGTTTAACCGGGTAAGCTCCTTTTAAATATTCGTCAGCAGTAACCGGATATTTTACTTCTTCAATCCAGCCCAATTCATGCAAATGCTCATGCCAACAATCAAGAATTTCACCATCTCTTTTTAACAGATCAGACCTTATCCATCTTTTCATCTCATTTGGAATTACTAATTTATATTTCTTCATTTTTCCTCACTTTAATTAAACGTTTGAATCCAAATATTCAAGGCACATCGCTTCTGCCGACTCTTCCATTTCTGCACATGCGATTTCATCATATCCGTTCATAAAATTATCAAGCTCTTCGGCCTCGTCAGCATCGCAACCATACAAGCAAGCAAAGCTCATTTCATAACCGCTGTACGCTTTTATATTGTCTAACCGGTCTGATGATTGAAAAACAATATGGAATTTTTTGGTTTCGCCTTTTTCGTTCGTGGCTTCAATGTCAAACTGCACTTCAAAACCGGCGACTCCTTTTTTCGTTTCATAGCTACATCCTTGACCAAAAATGGAAACTATCTTTGCATTGTCCGTGAATGTTTCAGTGTTGATGATTTTGATTGAGTTTGTGTATTTCATTTCTGGATTCATTTTGATTCTCCGGTTTGAGTTTTTAAGTATTTAATGCATTTTTTATTTAAGTGATTTTGGAGTTTCCCCGCATTTATGGAAGTCTGTTGTAAGCACATCAATAAGCCCGTTGAAATCTACAGGATAGAATTTTCCTTTTTTAGACCTTACAAAAACAATCTCAGAACCGCATCTTTTACATTTTTTTATTCTATTTGAGTCTTGATTTTGTAAATCTAATTTTGACCAGCCCATTTTATTCCCAGGTTTGAGTGTGTGCTGGTTGCCCAGCTTTTTGTTTTAGATCATTCCAAAAAGTTCTTCAACTTCTTCCGAGTCTGACAAGTCATATGTGCATTCCCTTTCAAAATTCATGATTGATTCGTCATCCCATGGAAAATCTGAAGCGTCTTCATTTTTATCGTAGTTCTCAACATCGTCGAAATTCCAAGTTACTTTTCCGTACTGTGCAAAACCTTTTTCAATTTTAACAGCCTGAGCTACCCAAGTCCTATCTTCGTTAATTCTGCATCCGTGCACTGCATTGTGGACGATGTGAATGTTTTCACCGAATTTTCCATTCTTTTCTGACAGTTTTTCGATTTTGTTGACGAGTTGTTGCTTTTCCATTTTAATTCTCCGGGTTTTGGTTTGAGTGTGTGCCGGTTGCCCGGCTGGGTTAATGTTAGAATTTACGTGCTGCCGCTGATTTGGCATCTCTTAAATTAGTATATGTGCCCAATTTATTACATTCCATATCATAAATTTTCCAACCGTTAGCTTTATTATTAATTATGTTTTTAACTATCTGGCCAACTTGCACGGTTTTATTAAATATTTGGTATGATGTGTAGTTGCCTTGTTTTATTTGTTTTAGGTTCATTTGATTCTTCAGTTGAAAAGTTAAGCCACCGACTCTTTTTAGTGGCTTGTCATTAGTTTGTATTGTTCCAATCCAATTTTTCATTTTATTAAATACTTGCTAAAAGGTAATTAGCCGCGTGCCATCTGTTCAGCTCTGTATGAATTGGGTGAACCAAGTTTGAATGAATATCAAATGATTCCCATTTCCCGTCAAATCCATGTACATAACCGATCAAGCCGTTATCGTTTGTTACTTCGTATTCTTTTGTTCCAACTTTTTTCAATTTCAGGTTTTTTTTAAGTTCGATTTTACAAGACATTTGATTTTCCTTTTTGAGAGTTTTTGATTAGTTTCTTTAACCTGAACTAATCATCTCAATTTTAATCATTGTTGTCAAGTAAATTCTTTAGTCTTACCTCATTTATTTTATTATTAATCAAAGCCTTTATTGACAGGTGTCTTCGGATATTTTTCGGTGGATCTATCAAACTTTTTTTAAACTCTGACCGCGATGCGTGTGTTAATTCAGGCGTTAATTCTGCAAAATATTTCCTACCCTCTTTTGTACCAAGGAAATTCTTGATTTGTTCGTTAATTACCGGTTTTCCCGTTTTTGTTTCACTGTCATACCGTTTGTCCCAATTTTTATTATCACCCATTTTTCCCTTAATTAAATATTGATTTATAGTTGAACTCAAACCCGCCGGACTTATTCGGCAATTTTTCCCGGATTAAATACCCTTTGTCGTACAATTTTCTGAGCTGAGTTGATGCGTTTTGAAGGCTTATGGTGTGATGCATTATTAAACCGTCCGTAAATTCTGATAAGCTTGATGAAGTAATACCACCGCCAAACTCGGTCGCTAAATACATAATTTTTACTTGTTGTTCTGACAATAATAATTGTCTGATTGTTTTATGATTTTCGAATATTACTTTTCTTAAATTTTTGTCGTTCATTTTTTCCTGTTTAGATTATAAATTTGGCATGATTTGCGTAAGCCATCAGTCCACGTTTTCGATTACCCCCGTTTACTTTGATATAAAGCGCTGCTTTGCTTTCTACATCATCTACAAACCGGTTTAAAGCCGTAGATTTTATCAAACCGATTGTATGAATTCTGAATAATCCTTTTTCGTAGACTGCAGGACTTAATTTTTTCCAGCCTGGACCTGGTTTATATTTTTCTTTCATTTCACCTCTGAAGCAATCCACATTCCGGATTTTACCGTTTTTCCATTTAGCCTGACATTCATAGCTAATATCCTAGCCAACTTATTTGTAATTTCACCCACATCGCCTGAATCACCTTCCCAAAATACAGAATTCCCGAGTATTTTGTTTTTAATTTCTACTTTAATTTTCATTTTAAAAACCTATTTTAATAATTTACTAACGGACCACACGGATAAATTGGAACTTGCAGCATTGGATCATCTTTATCAAGCGGTTTTTCATGGCCGCAATCGATGCACCGCCATTTCGTAAAACAGACGGGATGAGTGCATGTTTTTTCATATTTGTGAGCTGATCCATTCAGGCAATCGGCTTTTTTTGGTTCGTAATGAAAATTAATTGACGTGCTGAAAATAAAACTTTTCATACAATCTGGATTCTCACATTCGGCTTCTTCCCAAATATCCTCAGTGCAGCCGAAACCGTCTGAGTTGTCGATTTCCTGTGGGTGATTGCAGTACGGACATGTTATATTATTCATTTTAAATCCTTTTTGAATATCCAACTGTTTTTTACCTTATTTTTGACGGTATTTTTTCGCCATAATTACTCGATAAATCATTAAGAACATTTGTAAACGTTTTAGACAAATCAATTTGATTTTGTTTGTGTGCAAATATTTTAATAATTATATCGCATTCATTCGGGTTATTTTTACAAACTTTTTTAACCTCGTTTACTGCATGTACCCTTTCTTTTTTATTCATATATTTTCAATTATTAAAAGTTTGGTGGTTCCTGCTGGCAAAGATTAGCGAATTTTTTTACAAAATTTCCAAAGATCCTCGTATGGCGGAAGGTTTAATTTATTTTTTAATTCTCTGTAAAACCGTTTTCTAACTAAACCCCTGTATGTTTTATCACAGCACATTTTTTCAGAATGTGTTTTTTTATGGCACTCAGCGCAATATGTGATTATTAATTTATCACTGTATTCCCACGGTTCTAATCCATAAATATATTCTTTATGGTGAATATGTAGCTCTTTTTCTTTTTCCCCACATTTTTGACATTCCCAATTATCCCTATTGAATATTTCTAATCTTTTCTTTTGCCACCTTGGATCTCTTAATTTTTCAGAATATGAAACCATTTTAAAACCTTTTATTAAGCGTAATTGTTACTTGAACAATTCTCAAAACGGTTATACTCACCTTTAAATCTTAAAAATATAGTACCAGTACCACCGTTTCTGTGTTTATCAATATTTATTTCGGCTATCCCCTTATCCTGTGACTCTTCATCATAAAACTCATCCCGGTAAATAAATATCAAAATATCAGTGTCATGCTCAATTGATGCAGACTCCCTTAAATCTGACCTGATAGGACGTTTATTTTTCCTTTTCCGTGGGTCCCTGTTAAGTTGAGATAGCTGTATAATTGGAATATCTAAATCTTTAGCAGTTCTTTTGATTGACCTTGAAACGTAAGCAATTTCCTGTTCTCTGTTTGATTTTCCCTGACATTCAACCAACTGGAGATAGTCAATTACCCCTAGGCACAAACCCCCTTCGACATTTCTATGTTGATACTTCATCTCATGTATCATTTGATCGATTGATACCACTGAGTCATTCATCAATATATTACTTTTAGAAATCTTACTAGCGGCCTTATATACATCGTCAGACTCTCTTTGGCTCAATTTCCCATTCATATAATTCGTGGCGTCAACCTTTCCGGATGAACAAATAATCCTGTCTGATAATTGGAAGTTTGCCATTTCCCTTGAAAATATAATGGTTGCCCGTTTCTCTTCAGATCGTCTGTATATATTTTCAACAATATTTAAGGCGAATGTTGTTTTCCCTACCCCTGAGTCAGCGGCGATTGTAATAACATTCGGAGCTATTAACCCAGATATTATCTTGTCTAAATCATAAAATCCAGTAGGGACCCCGACAGTTTCATATTTATTATCAACCCTGACATCCAATTTTAACATGCTCTCTCTTACTGCTGACTTTATATTTACGGTAGATTTTTTACTCATCACTTTTGATAAATCACTTATTTTTGTTTCGGCTTCAATAAGTAAATCTGACAGTCCTTGCTCTGGGTCCCTTGCTTTTCTTCCAATATCACATGAAACCCTGATAAGTTCACGCAACATTGAATCTTCTTTGATCAACTTTGAATAATAAACTATATTACCCGCAGATGGTGCTGATTCTGCCAAATCTGCAAGATATTGATACCCGCCTGTTTCATCTAGTTCACTTTTTGATTTAAGATTTGCGCCAATTGTAAGCTCATCTACAGGATCATCCTTATCAAATAACTCAATGATAGCTCTGTATATTCTTTGATGTGATTCATTATAGAAACATTCTGCTGACAGTATTCCGGTTACTGATACGATTAAATCATTATCAATTATTAATGATCCTAATACCGCCTGTTCAGCTTCTATTTTGTGAGGGATTAAACTCTGTTTATCAATCATAATTTGAACTTCTCCGCTGTTTTTTGTGCTCTTCTTTGAGCTTGCGCTTTTCCATCGTCCTGAGTGACTCCACTGCAATTTAAAAATATCGTTGTGAAATGTTCCCTTAGTTTGTTAGGTGATCTCAAATTAGGAATCCATGAAAATTTATCTGTCTCATTAATTGGGTCATGAGCATAATCTATTACTTTCCTAATATCGTCTTTGTTCCTTTTATCGATTCTAAGTATCTTGTCAATTTCTGAGCTCCAACTTTGAAAATTAGGTTTTTTATTATTAGGGTCCGATTTTAAAAGAACACTAAAAAGGTATTTTGCTATTTTCATTTCAAGCGACTCGTCAGAAAATTTATTTTCAGACTTAGGGCTATTGTTTAATTCTTCTTTCTTCTTTCTTTCTTTCTTGTTAGTGTTCACTCGTTGTTCACTCGTTGTTCGTTCGTTGTTCACTCGTTGTTCACTTGTCTGGTAGTTATCCCAATTAAGCACCGTGACTATTCGGCTCTGGCGGTTTGTTCGTTGTTCGATCATGTGGCACTTTTCAAAAAACTTTAGCGATCTTTGTATTTTACTTTCGTTTATTTTTAAGTCAGCACTTAGTTTTTTTCTACCTGTTATTAATTCACCTGGGTTAAGTGTTATTTCGTCCCCTCCCCAATTAACATTGTATGGAAACTTTGTTGCTTTTATAAGGAGATGTACCCATAAATGAACCATTTCTGAATCCTTGTATATTGAACTTTTGTCTATTTTTTCATACAGTTTAATCCATCTATCACCCATGACAACCCCTTATTTATTCTTTTCTTTTCTGGGGATGTCCCACTTAGGGTTTTTGCAATATGGGCAAGCCCTTGGCTTTGTTTCGATCCTTGGCGTCCATTCGTAACCACATCTTAAACATTTTAATTTTTTCATGCTTTCTATTTAAACCTTTAATTACTGTTTTAGTTAATAGATGTAATGTCTATTTTGAATAACAACTTTTAACATTGACCTGACTGAAAGTCGGTTTGTTGTGTTGTTATCATGATTATCATTAAAAAATATAATAAAGTCAAGCCCAAATCCAAACTTTATTCAAATCAACCCCACATTCCATAAAATTCATACAGATCGATATTTAAACAGGTTTCTTTTTCAAAATCATCTTTGCCATCGTCTATTCGTTGCATCGTTTTACCGCTGCATAAATTATGATAAGCCCCGAAATTAAACCTTACTGGTTGGTTTACTTCCCAAATATCTGAATCAGTGTAGTTACCGACTAGTTCAGGGACTTTCCCGATATACCGTACGCAAGTAACTATTTTACCATAATTCTCCTTAACAACACCACCAACAATAACAGCTAGGCAACCAGGTTCTAAATTTGATCTCTTCATTTTTTACCCGCATTAAAGTTTTTTCAATTACTATCACATATATCACAATCAAAATTCATCGTTTTATCCTTTTCTGAATAGTCTATTGTCATATTTTAACCTGTTTTAAATTAACTTTTAAAATATATTATTCAAACGCTATCTTTCAAAAATAAATAAACACATTCTGATATATACCAGGAATCCATCCCCTGCGCCTCTAGATCTGCTAAAAAAGATTTATAGGTAGTCTTTGTGTAATTAACACTCTTTTCAATATAACGCCCGTAAAACTGCCTTAAAGACGTTCTTTCATCTGCCAGTATATTTTTAAATTCTTCAATTAAACCGCTGTTTACTTGTTTATTCATATTTTGAATCTCAAGAGATCTCGGTGTTCTGGAAAACATTCAACATATGCGATTAAAGCCATGTTCCATGCGCTTGCCTGGGCTGAATATTTATAAGAAACTGAAAAATCGTGGTTTAATTCCATTTTGTACGAAGACGCTGATGAATTAAACACCAACCTTGCTATATCATTGATTTTATCTTTCGTTTTGTCTTTCATAATTTTTTATTCATTTTAGATATAAATTAAATTGTTTATTCAAAATTTGGTAAAACAATATTTGCATGCAGCGGGGATACTATAATGTCCTGAAATATTTACTCTATCCCCAAGGAAAACATGTGGGTCCTGTTTCTCGAAATCAGAATATTTCCTGTATTTTCCGCAATATTGACACCGGAAGTTTCCGTTTTTATCACGAATTGACAATTCCTGCATGTATGATAATTTGCTCATAGTTTCTTCCGGTTAGATTTCTTCCAATCGTCATTCAGATCATACGGGTTAATCCTTTTCGGCAACGCCATGAATTCAGCAAAAGTTCCATTAATTAAGACATCTTTCATCTTGTCCATCGGGATCGGCTTTGATGTTTTTCTCTTGTCAACTTCGACAGGAATGTAAGGACTAGACTGACTGTTATTTTTAATTTTTTGACAGACTTTGCAATATCCGGGCAGTCCTCTTGCTGTTTTAGTCCCAGGAGGTTTAAGCCAAATGTCAAACCATCCCTTACATTCCGGGCACCACTTTTGCCAGTGCAGATTATTGACCATGATTGATTTTTTTGCTGGTTCTGTCATAACTCCGAATTCACTCAATTTTTCTCCTTTTTGGTATTCCGTGGATTCCATATTTTTTAAATTCATCAATGTCTTTTTTTGTGGCGTTCCAGGCTATTAGTTTGGAATCAGGGAATAGTTTTTGTATTGCTTTGATTTGTTTTAATGAGTTTTTCAATTTTAACACTCAATTATATTATTTTTTGTTCTCAGGAATGTGAACACTTTTAAATTCAATTTCATCGTTTCGATTAAATAAATAAGCTGCGCCGCAAGACGTGCATTGCCATTTCATATAAGCCAATTTGCCGTCCATAAAAATTAAATCATTTTCAGTGTCTTCGAGTGCAAAATTATTGCAGTTTGGGCAGAAACTTAAAGCGTCTTTCATGTTGTTTCCATTTTTTAATCTGTTTTAAAAAATTACTCATACTAACCAAGTCTCGACGATAGCCATAAGCCATTTGTTTTCCCAGTCTTTAATATATTTCTTTTCTGGCAAATTTGACATCTCCTCGCCACATTTATGATGTGCCCACGTTGACAAGCGATCATCAACTTTTCTTCCCATCCCCTTTCCGTATTTCAATTTTAAATACGGTATTTCACAATGGTGAAAGTAGCAGGTCCCATCATTCGGAGCACCACAAAACCGGCAGTATTCATCTTTTGGCTTTTCAATTTTATGGACTCTTGAACGTGTATTTATGATCTTGGCATGTTTGGTTTTTTTACCAGGTTTTTCATATTTCACAGCTCTAAATACTCCTTTTCAAGTTTTTTCAGTTCTGTCATTTTTTCTCATCTTTGATTCAGCATATTTTTCCAAGTCTCCGATAAAATCCTCCTTTATTGCGAGATCGAATAAAATGCAGCTCGTTATGTATTCGCTCATGTTCTGATTGTCAATGACCGCCGCTGTTTTAACTCTTTTCTTAAACGCAGGCGATACCTTGACTATTATTTGATCTGTTTTCATGTTATTACCTTAATGTATTTTTTGTTACTACGTCAAGCAAATATTTCACCCAAATTCTAAAATACGCATCACGTACGATTGAAAAACACTTTCTTTCATCCCTGGAATCAAAACATTTAGATTGGCAAGGATGTAATCAACAAACTCTGAAAATAGCTTTTTGAACGCGATCTCAGACATGTTTTTAAAAGCGATTGATTTAGGGAACTGTTCGACTTCACCTTTAAAATTGACCCCGACATCAACATTTCCAAGGTCAATCTGGATTAATTTTATTAAGAAATGCGCTGATTTCCATTGCATATTGTTTTGTACCACGATGTTAACCATTTTAAAAAAGGCTTTATGATTTGAATACTTCCGATCTTTCCAAGGTACTATTTCAAACTTTTGGCCGATTTCAAAACTGTTAAAAAGTTGCTGGCAATTCTCATCTGTTGGAATTGCCGCGCCGGGGATTTTTTCCAAAAATAGTTTATCCATTAGTAATTGATCGAAACATTTTTGATTTTTTTCTGAATGATTGCAATTATAATTTGCTTTGCAACATCTTCTTTTATCCCCAAATTTATAATACAATTTAGAGATTCGTTGTTGACTTTTTTCTGGTGGTCCTGGTCAGCCGCTTTTTTATCAGATTCAATTTTTTCTAAACGTTCTTTTTCAACCCTATCGAACTCAACCTTTTTTGCTTCGGCCTTTGCTGCAATTTCAGCATTTTCAACCGCTCTCTGTTGGTCAATTTTCGCCTGTTGCTCTTTTGCAAGTGCAAATTTTTTGTCAAGTTCTGCCTTTTCTTTAACTCGCTCGGTTTCGGCTTCGGCTTTTTCCTGTTTTTCTCTCGCTTCTAATTCACGTTTTAAAATTGCCTGCTTTTCATCTTCGGCCTTTTTTTCAGTTTCGATTCTGGCATTATCGGCAGCTTCTTTTTGAAGTCGTTCTTCTCTGTCAATTCGCTCTTTTTCTACACGTTTTTTCTCTTCTTCGGCTTTCCGGTCTTCTTCCTGTTTTGCGAATTCAGCCTCTTTTTTTGCTACTTTTCTTTCACGGTTTATCAAATCATCGTCAATTACAGCTTGATCATAATCAGCGATATATTCAGCAAGTTTGGAAGCTTCATCTTCTCTGGCTTTTTCTTCAGCTTCCCATTTTGTCAGAGGTTCACGGTGTGCAGCTTTGAAATAATCCATTGAGTCCTTGAAATATTTTCTTACCACATCAACTTTTTTCGATTTTGCTTTCCAATCATCCGTCAAGCTTTTTCCAAGCCCATCGAATTTAGTTTTAGCCCTGGCCACACTTGCGGCACTTGATTTCAATATGTCCCTGTCCTTTTTAACTGACATATCTAAATCAGCGGGTGCATTTTCTTCAGCCTTCTTTTTTACATCATCAAGTAGTCCGGCAACATTTCCTTCAGTGTAAATTTGTAAAACCGTTTGATTGTCGATGTTGATTAAGTCGGTTTCAATTTTTCCGGGTTCAGTTTCTTCTCGTCTCATGATTGCTCCGATAGATTTTTAATTTTAGCCTCAATTTCTTTGATCATTTCCTCACCTGCTGAAAAACCAGCAAGTAGTTTTGAGAACTTTTCTTTGTCTGGAAGCTGCCTAACGATTATTAATGACTCATCGAAATTAGGGTTGTAAAATACAAGATCATTCCATTCTTTTTCGCACACAAGAAGCTGCATTTGAGCCTGCCAGACATATTTAGTATCGACTTTACCGCCCAACATAAGATCAAAATAGCCTTTATCCGCTAAACATTTTATCTCTGCCATACCTTCATTACCAACAAATAAATCAGGAGAAACGCCAACAAATTCACTATAAACAGCAAATCCTATTTTTCTCACTTCGTACCCGGTTTCCATCTGATACATAAACGCCGCTGAATCTTCGAGATCATTTCCTCGATCTGTGTGGACGTTACTAAATCTTTCCGGCTCTGCATTGCTGTAATATTCCTGCATTAATTGATTTGTGTAAGTTACAAGCCCTTTACCATTTGCGCCTATTGCCTGGGCATGGCTGGCAGTCATTTTCTTCTCACGCAAAGTAAACCATTCGTCAGAAAGTTGCTCAACATTAACTATCTGCATTTGCCAGCTCCTTAACAATTTCTTCCTTTCTTGCTGCCAATGCTTTTGTGAACTCTTTTTTCGACTTCCCGACTTTGCCAATATTAGCATTGTAATATTTAGTCAGATCAGGAACAGTTTTCAGAAGTGATATTTCTTCTTTGACTTTCTCAAGCAACAAATCGCTGTCTGATCCTTTTCCATCATCATCTTGATCATGTGCTGCTAATCCGGTCAATGCAAGCAATGTGTACCGCTGCAAATAAGTGATCGCTGACCCTATCGCCTGAATTGCATTTTTGCCGCCTGAGTTATCTGCTTCAGATTTCAAAGATGTACTTTCGGAATATCCTAAAATATGGGTTACTGTGCAGGTGACTTGTATCCCGTTTGTTTGATCAGTTTTCCATGAAGCAGTTAACCCATGATCTGCCAATGCGCTATTAATGATCTCTGTAATTTTTCCAAGGCTCGCATGACTATATTTTGTTTGACCATAGGCAACGTCCTTGTCCTTGTAGAGAGAAGGTGGATTTTTTTTAAACTCTGACATAGCTGAATGATAAGCTTTTCTTGCCTGATTTGACTCGTATCGTTCCTGCAATTCCATCATTTTTTCGAGATTCGCCAAGTCTCCACCATCTTTTAGAAACTGGCTTGCGTAGTCCATTGGGCTGGTTTCTTTCCTGGCTACTATTTCATCTTGTTTTTCCATCATTTGTCCTATATTATAAAATTTCAGTGTTAAAAATTAGCTTCGGAGCTGTTCGGGTTTCGGAGCTTTTTTATTGTCTCGATAACTGTTGAAATTATCATGACCAGTATTAAGACAAATATTTTTGGAATGTCAGACATAAATACCTTTATTGAAAGTTTAAGTTTACCCCTCCGTAGTACATGCCACCTGTATTTAATTTTACAGCGATTGGAGTATAACTCTCAAAGTCAGTTTGTTCATAAACCGTGATTGTGCCACCTCTAACAGCATATTCTTCAATCGCTTTTTCGATCTCTGCACTTGTTGATTGTGGTCCCTGTTTTCTTTTTCTGACAAAGTTTTTCATTTTCCCTCTAAAAAATTGTTGATAGCTTTTGAAACGTCTGCTCTCATTGCAGCATCTTTGTTCAACATATTCATAAAATGCTGGTAAGTGATTTCTATCTGGTCTTTGATGTATCTACGCCAGAACCATTTGAAATTCCTTTCCAGCTCTGAACTTTCAAGTTTATCCTTAAGTGCTTTTTTCATTTCTCCTTTTTGTTTTAGTTTGATTCTCAGTTGTTGATTAATAATAGTATGATTTGATAATAAAAGTCAAGGTTTATTTTTAAACCTATTTTAATTTACTTTGGTTCTTTGAGAGGATTTCAGCAATATCAATCATCCGGTCATGCAGTCCACAATGATCGAGTCCTAAAATTTCTGGGTTTAGTTCGAGGTATTTGAAAACTTCTATGAAATGCTTAATGACTCCTTGATTTTGAAGTCTGAAAGAATCTGAAACAAGTCTCTGGATTCCTTTTTTTGAATCTAAATAGAAATCTACTTTTTTAACATCTCCATTTGTCATCGTTTGGTCGTGAACAAAATCAGGGAATTCTTTTTTGTAAAGTAATACGGTTTCTGCTGCTTCTTCTGAAATTCTGAATAGATTTATTGATGAAATGTACTTTTCGACAAAATCGCGGTGTAAAACGAGTATGCGCCTGTCTCTCGCGTTACCTGTTGTCAGATGACAACAGCCGAACCTTTTTTTTATCTTTCTGTACTGAGTTCCGTAATCAATACCCATCCCAGAAACCATAGATTTAGCTCCTATGTAGGCATTTTCAGGGCTTGCAGCGAATTGGGTTTTATACTTTCCCTTGAATGGTTCTGACCAAAAATTGAAGGTAGGTTTGTCTTTTATCGGGGTACCATTTTTTAACTTTTCAAGTGTTTCAAGAATCATATCTTGCATATTTACACCCGTTAATTATTATTTAAAAATCCTTTTTTTATATTTGCAATGTGCATTCTAACAGCCCTTTCCTTTGATTTTTTATCCATTAGAGGATTTACGGAAACGGAACAACCATATTGACATGAACCGGGACCCCATTTTGTCAGTATCATTATATGCCCAAAATCATTAGTTTCTATAGAATGAAATGGGTTAAATGCTTCAATTTTACCTTCTTTGCTTATTTTTTCAAATAAGTCATTGACCTGATCTATTATTGATTTTTCATTCATGATTTTCCGGGAATTTGGGTTTGATACTATTCCAAAATTCTTTTTGAGCTTCCCATATTTCGGAATGCTTTACAACGCTGGATACTATTTCATTGACAGTGCCATCCTGCTGAGATGGAACATGTATCCATTTTCGTTTACCTTTTTCTCGTGTAAATATAGCGTGTTTATAAATCAACTCTTTGTACCGTGCTGATTCAAGATAGAGATTAGTCTCGATTTTGACTTGTGAACCATCTTCTCTTTTTAGTATTTTTTCATGAAAATTATCCATTACTATTTACCTGTAATTTCGTCAGGCTTGAAATTAGCCTTGAGTTTTTTAAGACCCAGATGGATTACATTTGACAATGTTCTGCTCTCGTTTTTAGCGATTTGAGCGAAGAAATCAAATGTTTCTTGGTCTGTCATAGTCTGAACGTGTTTACTAAGTGCTTCTTTTTTCATGATTCCTTTGATATTTTTTAATTAAAGGATGTTGGATCCCATTGGGTAGCTCTGAAAAACCAATTTAACCTCTGTGGGTTTGGTTTATCATTGCTGTGTATATAATATATATCTTGTATATGTTTAAGTCAACAAAAAAATGCTTGCAGACTAAAAATAATCTACAAACATCTGTAAAACTTGACTATAAATATTCTTACGGTTCTTTTAATCTCCTCCATCCTTTCCACTGCTCTTGAACTCGGTTTAAAAGGTCGCTCCTCTTTTCTGACGCCGATTTATCCAAGTTTTTAGGATCTTCAGACGAATATGAACCCCTGTTTTTGTTGTAGAATGATGCGCTGTATTCAGCGTAGTTTATCATCCCATCGACGGTCAATTTATCACCATCAACGGCCAAGACAATATCATTGCCGTTGATTAGCATAAAATAATAAACAGTCCTTACAGGTGCTTTTTTTTTGAACGGATTCAGTGAAAACCCGAAAGCACTGGACGAAAATATCAAAAGTGAAATTATTAAGATTAGTTTTTTCATCTCATGAAAGGGATTGAAAATGATAATGATACTGAGCTAAAAGAACCGTTTCCCTGGCTATCAACAATGTCCGGGTCTTCATCACCAAGTCTAGCATCGATAAAACGATAAGACACAACAATTTTTTTCCCACCTTCCCATGGAACATCAAGAGAAATTCCTCTTTCTATAGCTGTATCAAGTCCGGGTTCATCTCCATTATCATTCTCTAGCCAAATTTTACCAGCACCCCCATAAATTTTTAAAACAGGGGTTAAATAAATTCCAGCGCCACCCATCACCATTCTTGACTCCCAGCCTGGATCATAAGCGGACCCTTCATAAGACGGTTTTTCTGTGTTTCTATTGCCATACCACCCATATACAAAAAACCCTGATGTCAGGTTATAAGTAATCTGTACGTCAAAGTTTTCAGTATAAAAATTATAATAACCGCCGCTTGGACTATCTAAAACATTTAACCTGAATTCAATATCTAAATCAGCCCTATTTACCTCTGCAAATGGGGTACTTGCTGTAACCGGGCAATTATTTTTCAATGCCGGCTCTGCAACACTGAAAACAGTTTCTTTCATTTTCGTATAACCTGACCCAAAATCAGCATAAGCAGAGACCGAGAGCATTAAAAAAACAACCAAAATAACGAGCTTTTTCATTTTTAAACCTCTTTTTAAAGTTTAGGAGACTGGTACAAAATAAACACCGCACTTCTTCCAACTACTCAACTTTTATTTTCTGTTTAAACAATTCATTTAAAATTGATCTTGTAGAATTATAACCATTGCAATGCTTCGTGTACGCAATAAACGTCATTACGTATGTCTTTAATTCTTTTAACATTAAGTTTTGTTTTCTAAGCCGTTTAAACCGCTTTTTAGCTCTTCTCATATTCCTTTTTCTTGGCAATATGTGAGTTGGCCAAATTCGATAACCGCAAAAATCTACCCCTCGGTTGTCTTGAAATATTTGTGTCTTACGGTTCATCGTAAGTTTTAATTCATCATGCAAGAAATTTGTAATTTTTTCTAATGCAGATTTCAAATAGTCTTTTTCAGGGTGAATTAAAATAAAATCGTCCATATATCGTAAATAGTTTTTTACACCTAATTCATCTTTTACAAAATGGTCTAATTTATCCAAATAAATATTTGCAAACAATTGACTTGTTAGCGCACCTATAGGCAAACCAACTGTTCCCTCGCTGTTGTTATCCAGAATCTTATCTATAAGCCATAATGTAGACTTGTCACTTACTGTTCGTTTTATCAACCTTTTAAGAACAGTTATATCAATACTGTAAAAATACTGGCTGATGTCAGCTTTTAAAACGTAGTATCTGCCGTATTTTCTTTGCGTTGACCTAGTAAAGGCCTGGAGCTTTTTGACGGCTCCGATTGTTCCTTTGTTTTTTATACATGCATAAGAGTCATAAATGAATTTTTTTTCAAACATTGGCTCGATTACCTTAACTAATGCATGATGTACAACCCTGTCCCTGAAAGCAGGTGCTTTTATTAGCCTTTTTTTAGGATCAAAAACATAAAATTCCCTTTGTGGCGATGGAATATAGGTTTTCCAAATTAATTCATTTTGTATTTGTATCAAATTTTCTTCTAATTTATCCGTATACCGTAAAACCTCTGGTCTAAACCTCTTTCCTTTCCTCGCCCTTAAATAAGCATTGTGCAACTGTTCGTACCACACAATTTCATTCCACAGATAATCATTTGTTTTAGGCATCCCTTCCTTTGAAATACTCTTAAAATCCACCCTGGATTATAATTAAAGCCATTTTCCTTTTTAAGTACTTACCGCTTTAATTTATTTATATTTTACCTTACCGGTAAGGACTAAAAGCCTGACAAAAGTCACTGGATATGCATTCGTAAATCCATATCTCTATATTGATGTCACAGGCGAACCGGGACCCGATGTTGGTGTTCACATTCCACGGATAGTTGTTCAAGTTCACCATCCGAGAACCAGCATTCGCGCCATTGTTCCAGTTACCGCCGAAACGCTCTCAGCCCATTGTTTTGATCCATCCTCCTAAAATTTTACCTATCTCAAGCAATAATTTACTGCTGTGTTCGTAGCTCTTTTTTGATAGATATTTTCTATCGTGTGAAAATCTAATTAACATTCGTAATTCTTCAAGACAAATATCAATTTCATAAGCACCTTGTTTTTTCCTTTTGCTCTTGTTCGCCCTTATTGTAAGAGTGTGTAGTTTTAATATTGTGTTTTTTAATTCCGTGCATAATGCAAATTTTTCATATTTCGGAAACCTGTCGATTATCGGAAAGATGTATAGCATGAAATCGTAGACCTTTTGGTATAATACTAATTTTTGCATAATACAGACTTTCAGAAAACAGATTACAGAGTGTCACAGGCGAACCGGGACCCGAAGTAGGTGAGCACAAGCCACGGATAGTAGTTCAAGAGCACCATCCGAGAACCAGCATTCGCGCCATCGCCCCAGCTACCGCCGGTTATAAATTGCCTAAGGCCTGTAGCGTTTGGAAGATATAGTTGACCTGTTTTCATTGATGGCATAACGTCATAATATGCCCATGTATCGGTGCCGTGAGCAATGGTATATTCATCCACCCACTGGAAAACTTTTCTTGCACAATCTACGATACCGGAAAAACTAACAGCTAAATTAATATCTCCACATGTTCCACGATCTGACGTATTACCTACGAATTCATCTCCTTGTGGATGTCCATGAGCACCCTGTAGCCATTCTGCGTGTGTTAATAGACGTGCATTTGACCGTTTTGCAAGTTCAACAAAATTATACCCCGCAAGTCCTTCTGTTCCGGTTAGCGGCACCCCTCCAAAAACTGATTTACACGTTCCAGCTGTAACTGGATAACCATCCCCGGCCTTAACAATAGCCTCGTCAACCGAGGCTAAATATATATATTGCCAATGATTTCCCACTTTCGCTAATCCTGATGGATCACAAATAGGTCTTTTTCCCGGCCTTAAATCCCAAATTGAATTTTCTAAAATACCTTCTGCAATGGTCGCTGCTGTCAAAACAGTCCGAGTCCGTCCGTAGTGAAAACCGGCTATCTTGCGGCTGTTGTCTGCTGTTATAGCGGCCCCGTCAGCGTTTGTGCCTGTCGGGTAAGTGCTATTTTTTGAATACATCAATTGAGCATTACTGGATTCAAGAGCGAGCGCATATAATTTAATATCATCACCCACGGCCAAAGCGGTAAAAGAACTGTCCCGGTTTGCTGATGTTACCGGGTTAAAATCTGTCTGTGGCGCAATTCGAAAGCCTTTTGTAAAACCCCCGATGTTCACAGTGCATTCAGGTATATCAAGTGTGTCTCCGGTTCCTTTTTCGAAATCGCCGTCAGCTTCGAAATGACCGGGCATCCCGGCAATTAAAAGATATTCATTAAAATCACTCATTTAATCTCCTAGTTCAGAAATCCAAAGACTTACGTCCACGGCGGTTAAGTTCATTTTTTTGAGGGATGAATTTGGATTATCTTTAAAAATCATTAATTGATAAGTTGATGGATCTTCTTCGGTCAATCCTTTCAGCTCTTCAACTTTTTCATTGGTTCCAGCTGAGTAATCAACGGCAACCGTTTTATCAAAAAAATAACATTTCTGAGTATCAAGCAATGACTGAAGCTGGTTGATAATCGGCTGTTTTTTAATTTTTCCGGACTTTACCATACTGATAGCGTTTTCTATATCGCCCTTTGTTCTTAATGATGGGGTGCCTCTCATAGAGTCCTTATTGTGTTAGAATTTGCAAAGTATTTGAACCGCCCAATGGAGAATAAACAATGACAGAACTGACGGTCTTATATGATTGGATTCGAAACAAATGTTTTCCTGGCCCGGTCATAGTTGCAGCGTAGCTCGTTGTATCAGAAGCTATTTCTATCGGTGTTGTACTCCATGTCCCTTCAGTCCAAAATCCAGTTTCAGTGTCCAGAGTGTCTTTTCTGTGCCAAATATGGAAACCGCCTTCATCTGTTGACTTATCAGTCCACGATAATGTTGAGTTGTAAACTGTTTCACTAATTGATAAAAGTTTTCCAGTCGCTTGAGTGATTGCGGCCGTCGCTGTCAAATTTGTTGGAATTAATGGCGGATCCTCTGGCAATGAAAAATATAATCCTGCTTGACGTTTCGCTACTGTCGTATTCCACTTGTAATCATTTTCTTTGTTAATCGGGTTTCTGTATGACCTTAATCCGTTCACCAAATCTGCAGCTGACATTATTATGAACTGATTTCCTTCAATCATCCATTTTCCAGAATCTGGACCAGTATACGGTGGAACATATAAAGAATGCATTGATGTTGTATAAGTCCCGTTTGCATTGAATGTTATTGTCTGAGTAGCTGAATAATACAATTCAGACGAATGTAAAACCCATCCGGCCGGAACCGTTCCACCTAAACCAATTCTCGTCTCTACCGTCCAAGTCTTTCCTGCTACTTTTGACCCGTCCGGGAACCCAATGACACTCTGCTCGATAAACCATCTTTTGTAATTTTCTTCAGCTACTGTTGAAATATTACCCACTGAAACTTTTGAAAAAACATGTTCAGGTTCGTAATCTGCTGAATATGCGAAAATTGGCAACAAAAAAGCAATTAATATAAGACTTAATCTTTTCATACACCCTCTTTTTATAAATATTTTGAGCAACCGATTACAGCTTGCCCATAATTTGAATTACAATCCTGAACTTTTACCGTTTGAGTTGATGGTGCTTCCTGAACAGGTGGAGTCTCTTGAATTGGAGTCTCTTGAATTGGAGTCTCTTGAACCGGAGTTGACGTGCTGTTTTCCTCTTCTGCACATCCAAATAGGAAAACAGCTATGAAAATAATAAATAAATATTTTATCACTTTGGAACCTTTAAAACTATTGTGTTATTGATGAACAATGTTTCGATAATGTCTCCGCTGGTTTCGTCTATGTCTTGAACTTCGACTAATACACCATTAAGCAAATAAGAGCCACTGAAACTCGCGCCGTGCTCAACAGTTACAGATCCACGGATTATCAAGCCATGCGTAACCCCATTCAGTATCAACTTGCCGGTACTTGCCGTGATCCCGATATATCCAGAAACTTCGACAAGTGTCAAATCAAATGTATCAAGATTAATTGAGGCATCAGGGCTGTCCATTCCAATTTTAACTTGATTCGTCAGTGTTCTGGCCGCTGTTAGAACTACACCTGATACAAAAAGTAAATTATAACCGGCAAGTGAAGCGGCTACAAAATCAGTTTCATCGTTTGTTACTCTTGCCTCGGCTAGATTCCCGACTACAACATCTGGTTGTAGCTGCCTTGTGTTGTTTTCCAGGTATGTTGCCCAATCTGATGCCCCTTGAAATAAATAATTGTGTTCGCTAGTATTCGGGTTTGCTGATATTCCATACCCTGCCGTTTCTAAAGTTGTCGGCCTGACGAAACCTTCCCCCCGTCCCCAAAGTGGTTGCCTTGCAGGTGGATAAAGTAAATCATGTCTAGTTGTTTTCATTATGTTTTTAATGTTTTATACGTTCCAGAGCCATACCCGGCCCCGTCAGCGTCAGGGTTAGTGTCAAGATCATATTGGAAAATGGGAGTAAGAAATTTCTGCTTTTTGTAACTCGGTATAATTTCATCACCGAAAGAATAAGTTAAATATATTCCTAAATTGTAACCGCCGGCGCTAGGGTCAGGGCTAGTGTCAAGGTCATACTGAAAAACCGGGAGCTCTAAAATTCCGTTAAAAATCCTTCCTGTTCTTCCGTATTTTGTACCCGCCAATTCTCTCAAAACACCAGGGGGAACGATTGATTGATCAATTTTATCTGATGCAATAAATACAAAATCCCAAAAAGCACCGCTAACAAATTCAATGGCCGATTTCCCGTCTTCAATTCCAAATAATTCAAGTATCCTGGCGAACCCGGCAAATGTTCCAGACCTGATTTGATTAAAGAATTTTTCATCTACTCTAACCCTAAATGACTCAAGTGTTTCAGCATCAAGCCTAACCAAAGACCCTTCTTGAGCAAGTAAGTCAAGGCTTTGAGATGTGCATTCTATCGCATTTCGTTCGTCTTCAAAAACCGGTGCTATTAGATCAAAAAAAGGACCGTAAATATCAGATAATGCATTGATTGACGCCTGAGTTTCATCACCCCGCAAATACTCTGGAACGTCATCAAATACTTTTTCTCTGAATATTCTTAGGTTTGTGTCATTAGGCATAATTGATCTCAATCGCGCTTAAATTTGGTATTTCAAAACCTAATTGCATTGACCCGGTCGTAAACTCTGTCATTGTGTCTATTGTTAGATTATCGATGTCATTGATTAGTAGATCCCTGATTGTTCCAGTTATTGTTAATTTATAATATAGCGTATTTGGCGTGAATTGAAAAATCAAACCATCGTAAAGTTCATTTTCACGCCTCATGAATTCCAAAACTTCGCTGATTGCAGTGGTTAATTGAGCTTCTGTTAATGTTGATGTAGCTTTTTGAACTACATCAAATATCCAGTTTACAGATTTTTCAGGAATCGCAACGGCGAAAGGAAAGTCATCAAGTCCATGGTTCCCGGTTAGATCGTCCGGAATTGTCAACCCTCTCACTTGATAGGATTTTTCGTCTGCAATTTCTAAATTAATACTATCTATTATTGACGAGTTAGGAACCCCTGCTGGTGAAAGAATATAGATTTCAAAATGGCCGCCTCCGTATAAGTCCCTTACTAAATGAGATGGAAAATAATACTGTTCTGATGCTGCACTGTATCCGGTAACTGAATTAATCACAGTCTCATAAAAATCATCTTGAGCGTATCCCTTTGAGCGAAAATTAAGAAAAGCTCTGTTGATTAGGCTTTGATCCGACTCCGTATCTCTGCCCGTTTGAGTTATCACCGTGTTTTCGGTTTCAGAAATAAAATCAGGTTCTGGCATGATTGTAAATTGGCCTTCTGACAAGTTATATTCGTCGCCTGTTTCCTCGGCCTGGACTGGTCCCTCTTTTGTTGCTTCCCCGATTGCAAAAGTAATTGAATCAACTAAAAATGCTGATAATGTTGTGTCTCCGACAATGGCCTGGACTTCAAAACCTGAATCAATTGTTTCTTCTCCTGACGTGTCTGACCTTGTGAATGATTGAGTCTGGATTGTTTCTAATGCCTGATTTCTTGAAACATCAAAATTCTTTTCAGCGATTATATCAACATAATTTCCTTCAGCTGTTCCCATGAATAGATTATAATATAATCTTTCACTGTTTGGAGTCGTTCGTTCCTTATCATCAATTTGGTCCATCATCCAAAGCATAAATTGAGCGTGAATTTTTGCAAATAGATTTCCTGCCACGGTTAATTCGCCACGATCATTTACATAATTTTCACCCAGAGCCAAAAGATTCGGAAAAATAAACTTTTCAATTACTTCTTCTTCCGTATTCGGCCAGGATATTGTTGACTCTACTGTCATATTGCTAGCTCTAAATTGATCACGCTTTCATTTTTCAAATCTGCTGTGATGAGGATATTTTGCTTGTAGGTAGAAACTTGTTCGAGTTCAACTTTCGCTGTTCCATTTATCACAAATTGATCTTCTTCAACCCATCCCGCTATTGATTGCAAATGCTCTTCTTGACTGTCTGGATTGTCTGAGAGTAATTGAGAAACCTTACGGTTATAGATTAGGTCAATCGTTATATTTTGGCTTACAACGTCAGAACCGTCTATCCATTCCGGTACACCGGGGAAAGAATAAACCACGTTTTTTGTATCAATATCAACTTTCCAATCTTTTAAATCTGCTAGTTCAGTCATGCCTTATTATACAAGTGTTTAGTGTGTGGTTGTCAAAAACCAACTAATGCCAGTCCAAAAACTTCTTGCTCTAGTGATTCATTATAAAATTCGTTGTTCCCGGTTAAAATGATATTAGTTTCTGATTTTCCACCGCCTGTTTGACCTGGAGTCATTGGCACCGGTTCAGTTTTAATAGGCGTTTTTGTTACTTCCCCGAATTGCGCCGTTTTTGTTACTTCCCCGAATTGCGCTCCCATGGCTTCGGCTGCTGTAATTCCCGGCGCTATTTCTCCATTTGTTACCAGTGCATTAGTCATATTCAACATGGCTGTCAATGTGTCAATAAACCCCCTTTTAGCTGACAAAAAAGGATTGCCAAGATTTACCAAAAGCGTAGTCCATGCAGAATTAAGCAATGTTACAGAACCTTCCACATTGTCAATCTGCTCACGCATTACTTGATATGCTGCACCACCTTGTCCAAGTCCAATTTGTTTGTTATATTTTTCAACCCTGGTTTGGACCTTTCCGAGTGCTGCCTCTTGCGCTAAGATTGCGATCTTGCCAAATTGATACTGTTTAAATATCTTAGCTAATACGCTCGTCACTTGAGCGTTTCCCATTACTGCTTTTTTTGCGGAGGCTTCTGTTTGCTTCCCGTACTTGTCTTCTATTTTTATCCTGTCAAGTCCCGCCGCCTTTCCAATTACTGATAGTGCTTTAATTGCGTCAATATTGCCTTGTGCGTTTACTATATCGCTTCTTTCTACTTTCAGGAGATCTCTTAATCTATCACCCTTCGCGCTTAATTCGCCTAATTTAGCAAGTGACACACCCAAAGACTTGATACCAGTACCAAAATCACTACCCTTTATTCCAAAACCTGCCAGAGTACCGCCTAATGCTAGAAATTCACCCAAAGAACCACCAGCAAGCTTAAATGCCGCCGCCCCAACCTTCGCGCCCTCTGAAAGTTCCATTATGTCTGTGTTGCTTGTCCTTGATGCTTCTGCCAACATATTAGCCGCATCTGCTGACTGCCTAGCTTGTAGCCCAAATCCGGACATGATATTTGTTGTAAGGTCCGCCGCCGTTGCCAAATCTATTTGTTCAGCTCCAGCAATTGCCAATGTTGCCGCGACAGACTTCATTGTCGTTTTTGCATCCATCCCGGACTTAATCAGCATTCTTTGACCACTAGCCACTTGTACGGCTGTAAAAAATGCTAAATCACCAGATCCAGATAGGGCAAGCGCCTGCTTCCTCAACTGTGGAATCATGGCCTTATCAGTCATTGAAGACATGACAGCCTTAACCCTAGACATTGCTGTCTGTAGTTCTTGAGCTGGCTGTAAACCTGCATTGATCAAATCAAATGTTTTTTTGATCCCAAAACCAACGGCACCGATAGCACCAAGGCCAATCATAAAACTAGCGTTTGCCCTGCCTAATGCGGTTACCTTGTCACCTAATCCTGATATACTGTTATGTGCGCTTGCTGCTGCGGATTTCGTGCCACTTGCAAAACTTTTTACACTATTTGATGCGGATTTAAGACCCGCCCCCATTAAATTTTTTGTCTCTAAATATAACGCGGCGGTTTGTATTGACATAGTTTATGTGTAAAGCTGTGGTTTAGTTGTCATTGTTAGCCGTTCATTTAATATTCCAAGTGCTAATCCATACCAGTAAGCGAGTTCATTTCCTTCAGGTTCTTTGTTAAAAACATGCCTGACAATTGCTATAGCATGATGTTTACCGCCTCTTTTATAAGCACTTAGCGCCCGTTTTTTTATTGCAAAAAATCCTCAATATCGCTTGACCCTCCATAGTGGCTATTAAGCAGGTTTACGGCTACGGTTACGATCATTCCCCATTCTTCTGTTTGTATTAGAGCGTGGAAACTTTCCCTTGCGAGTTCTTTTTCCTTCCAAAATCCATCTTTTTCAACTTTGCCATTGGTGATGGTCGGAGGAGTGTATTCGCTGATTTTCCCGGAAAAAGAATTAAGTAGGTAGTTTGCTTTTCTGTTTTTTGGGTTTGTCATCAATTCAAGATCGAAAGTATCATAATGTTTTCGATCAATCTCGAAATGATAAAGGGTTGGTTCGCCGTCTTTTCCTGTGTTTGGATCGTTTGGCGTGTGCTTTAATTTAACAATTTTGTTTGACATGATATTCCCCGATAGATTTTAAATAAATTTAGGTTGAAGTTTTAACAACTCTTTCCTTAAATACAAATTTTTCACCAGATTCTCCTTTGGCGTAAACTACACCGAGACTGACAAATTCGCCTAATGGAATGAAAGTAACTTCAACATTTTCGTCTGTTGCTTCATCTCCCATTTCGTTTTTGTTCTCACCATCTTTTTTCAGGTAGCAAGTTTTTGATTCAAAATATAATGTACTCTTTGATTTTGCTTGCCAAGCTGAGTTCCTAGCCGTCAAAACAACCGTTGTGCCCAACTTATCTTTTAGATAAGTTGTGTAATCATCTTTTGTGACCATCACTTTGCCCTCACCAGTTTGAGGACCCTGGTTGATCTTATATGCGCCTCTACCGTTCATTTTTGGCTTAGACCCATCGACAGGGGTAAATGTGAAACCTTGTACGTTTAAAACTCCAACCCCACCGATGTTTACTTCTGTTATATTATCGCTCATATTTTACGCCGTTTCTTCGGTTGTTGTCTCCGTATAATCTAGCTGGAGAGTATTAATAATTGTAAATCTACTGGCTGTCGGCGTGGGCCAAAAGTTCATTACAACCTGGAATCTTCCTGCTGGAGATGTCATCCCTTCAAGTTCTGGATAATCGCCACCATTTGAACTCTGGATACTTCCGAAAATGACAACCGGATCGAACTTAAAAAGATTAGCCAATGAAACATCACCAATTATAAACTGTTCTGAAATCAACGAAACCAACTCAAGACGTGCATCGTCAAGACCTGCTACAGTCGCCAGTCTAACTATTGGATTATCTGACCACGCTTGAATCTGTGGTAAAAGTGCATACCAGAGATGTTGATAAAGTAAGAAATGTTCAGGCCGTTTGAACTGATCTGTTGATTGCGTGAAAAGCTGAGACCCCGGATAAAATCTAAATTCAGTTGATCCATCATGGACATAAGCATCAATGATTCTCTTGCCGATTCCGTCACCCGTTCCCCGCATATAAATTGAAGCTGCTTTTGAAACATATTCATTGTAATACGCCTGAACTGTTGGCATACCGCTGATAGGATCTGCACCACCAAACCCGGGAGGATATTGCGGAAGCTTGCTATATTTGAAACGATTTGCCACATAATGAGCAAATTGATTCAGTCCAACATTCGTATTGACTTGACCACCGTAAATCCATTTATCCCACCGACCGTCAGCGTTTATGGCTTCCCGGTACTCTTCCCACGTTTGAGAGCTTGCGGTTGAACTTGCTGCATCATTGTTGACTGATAATCCTGAAATCGCGGTTTCCAATTCGTTGATTGTGTCCAGCGTTACAGCATCATATTGTGAACCCGCTGCAATCGCTGTACCCACTAAATCAGCTGATACATCACCACTTGTGATTGATCCGGCCGGAAATGAGAAGTAAGTTTTCAGGGTTGTGAATGTAAAAGTTAGCCCTGCACCTGATGCAGTAGCAGTTTTATTCATCTGAACTGTTGCCGATGTTTTGGCGATCACTTTAGACCCAACTGGAATACCGATTCCCTGAACCTCTTGACCGATTTCAACACTCGTTGTTGTTGAAACTCCGGTCAGTGTATCACTATCAAGAGTTGTCGCTCCCGTCACATCAAATGAAGTTCTAGCAAATGCCCTGCCAGTTTTTAAAGTGATTTCGGTAGATACATCGAACGCCTTACCTGATACCGCCGTATCAGTTACGGTAGCTAAGGCGCTGACCGTGACCGAAGATGCTGTCTTACTGTCAATAATAGATCCAGTTGGAATTCCAACCATTTCGATTAATTGACCGACTTTTAAGTCTGAAGTATCTGCAATGCTCGTTATAATCAAAGACCCTGAGGTTGTAGTACCTGCAAAACTGACTGTAACATCTCTCTTGAATGTCAAATCAACCGTTGATTTGTCAAGGACCTGTTTTATCAATTTCAACTGTTGCCCAATTGGTTTATTGTCAGCTGACATTGATAAGCCTAAGGCGTCCATCAGTGCTATGTTTGTGGTTGTAAAAATATCGTCATCGAGATAAACAACATCACCGAATAAAAGGCCGTCTTTTACTCTGTCAACTGCAACTGTTGGATCTTCAGCGACTTCTTGAACGACAATATGGAAATGCATGTTGCCGCCTGATCTCGCAGAAACATAATCCAAAAAATCCTGGATTTCTTGTGGATATAACGACCAGTCAGAACTCGAAAAAATGTCCTGTGCGAGAGAGCCTGCTGGCAAGTCCACATTTGATTTTGTCGTCACCAGCAGGAAAACCCCTAGCGGACTATCGGGTGTAGGCACCGCCGAGGATTGAACATTGTCTATAGTGCTGTATCCGGTCATATTTTTACTCCTGATATTTTAACTGCTCTTTAACGGTTCCTGAAAGTTTGTCAAATTTTTGCTCGCCCCGATTTACATTTCCAACATTAACACGCCCTTGAACATTCAAAGGTATTTTAAATTGATGCTCCCAGGGTTCCTCAAAGTCAATTATTCGTCCTGTTAAATCCTGTTTTCCTGAAATTGTCAGAGTTTCAAAATCGTACCCGGCAAAATCATTACCAGCTCGGCAAAGGTTACGAATTTCTGTTAAGAGTTTCCATCTCATTTCTGGCTTTGAAGCGTTTATTTCTCCCAAAACAAAAACAAGGGTCAAATCTGCACTTATGCTGTATCGTTCATCATAGACACTAATCATATCATCACCATCGGTACTGTTTCCCTGTAGCGTTTGAGTTTTGTCAATGTCACCCTCCAATAATAACCAAGGTGATCCTGATTCTCTCGCCCTTCGTTCCGGCAATGATTTTGCATTCCTGGCTAACTTGTCATCAATATAATACCTCACGTCCCAATCGTCAAATTTATCAGAAATCGTTTTGACGTAGGCATTTAAACCAGTTCTTAAATAATCACCTGCTGAGAGTAATATTGAGATCATCTTTTAGTTGTGAGAGTTTTTTCCACTCTATCCAGTATTTTTTTGCCTGCGATTCTTTGAGAAACCAAAATAGCCTTTTTAGTGTATTTAATAAAGTTTTTCCCTTTCGTGCCTTTCGCCGCAATCGATCTTGAAAGGATAAAGGCCAAATCATCAGCATATTTAAACTTCGTTTGGTTTTTTGCCCGTTTGCCTTTGTTCTTGTTTCCCGGTTTATTTGTCGGCTTTCCTTTTCGCTTCTTTTTTGATGATTGTGGTTTTAATGGCAATCCTGAAATTCGTCTAACCCATAGAAGAAAACTTGTCGGATTTCCGACCTTGTCTCTTATTGGTATTCCCCTTGTCCGGCCTTTCGTCCCATCGTCTAACCAGCCACCATATTTTACCGTCGGGCCCACACTTATCGCAAAGGCCCTTGATGTTTTGTGGATCTCGAAACTTATACTCGTTCTTGTCGCCCCAGTTGCTCCTTCTCCTGTAACCTGGCCGATAATAACAGCCATTTTTCTCTCAGCAGTTAAAGCCAAATCCTTTGTTTCGCGTTCGATATAAAATGGTAGTTTTTTACTGGCTTTAACGAGAGATGCTCTATATTCATCCATCCCGCGCCAAAATACGTCCCCCCTAGCCATTTATTACCGTTCTTGTTGATCTCTTGCTAATTGTGCATTCCCATACAGCCGGCTTTATTGTCGCCTCATCTGCTACAGTTTCAATTCGATATTCGGCGCCTGACTCGTCTATTTTGACAATCAAATTGCCTGGGTATTCGCGGAAAGGGTTTACGGAAGGCCAAAAAGGTTCCCTTTCGGCGTCAATAAGTGCCTTATTATTATCAGTGTCAAATATCACTTTACCCTCATCGATTAAGTACCCGTCTGGTAAATCTTCGTCCGGCAGTTCAGCAGAACCGAGAGCAAGACCTGGAACGTCATCGTTTGACGGTCTTGTCCTGTAGATTTTACTTGGTTTCCCCATTTTTCTAAATAGACGCTGCTGTTTCGCTACCATGTGGTAGGGTCCCACCAAACAAATGGGTCAATTGTTTCCTCAACTTTTTCTTTCACCATCCCGACAGCACTATAAACCGTGTCTTTTAGCCCAGACTCTTCAAGAAAAACGCCCCATGCTTGTCCTTCAGATCCTAACCACCTGACGATATTAGCAGCATTTTCACCGAGGACATTTTCGACTATTTCATCCATGTCAATTTTTTGAATTGATACGTGTATCCCAAATGAAAATAATTGACCAATTATGAAAATAGAAACGAGTAAAATTATACTTCTTTTCCATTTTGAAAATATGAAATTCTGGTAAGTGTCTTTTTTGGGATAATTAACAGCCTCTTCAGCTGCTACTATCTCAACTGGTTCTTGAGATAAGACTGTCATCTTTAGCCCCTTTTGATAATTCGATTAGTTTTGCAATTTCTTTTTTTGGAAGATTCATCACAAACGGCGCTTGCTTCATAATTGTCAATTTGTAATTTGCTCCAAGTTCTTTTTGCATTGTCTCAATTGCCTGTTGTGCGCTGGCTGAATAAGACTGATCAATCTGGTATCCTGAATGCTTGTTTACTCTTTTCTCTTTAGGAATATATTGCTCATGTGGCATATAAAAAGTTTCAAACTGAAAATCGTTACCACCATGACTACGCAGTAAAACAGGATCAGGTATCGGATATACCGCATAAGAACCCCAAAAAGTACCACTTTCAGATAAGCCACCTGATTTAATAGATTTGGATTTACCAAGTTTTGTCCTAGCACAAAAAACAGGGTGAGAAACACAAAGCAAACAAGCAATTTTTACCAACAAATCTGGAGAGGTTGCTTTAGATATTACAGCGGGAATCCCGTTTGTAGCGTTCAGAACCTCAAAGAATACGTCACATTTTAGATCTTTGATCTGCATTTTGACAGAGTCACGGCCTAAAAGTTCCTCGTGTGCGATAAAATAAGAAATCTGCTTGTGAGTAATTTCCTTGTTGCCTTTGCCGATTCTGTAACCTTCTTGTTTATAGATTTCGAGAATCTTATTCGGATCGAGTCCAGCGGCTATTAATATAGCGAAAACTCCACCAAGTCCTGAGCCTGTAACGATGTCAGGAAACCCTTTAAGTTTCGGTAAAATAGTCGTTGCGTGGATGTCTCCAATCGAAAACGACCATACTTTTTTTAGTGGTCCAACTGGTTTTTTTTGTGCAATTACTCTGTTTTGATGAGGTTGTGTAATATCCATTATAGAAACACCGCTATGAATAATAGTTTGATAGACCAAATTCCAATGATGAAAGTAATTATCCCAGACACAGCAAAAAGAGGTTTATCTTTAAGATCGGATCTTGCGCCCCACCATGTCCATCTGTCGTCAAAATCGCATGCATCAAATTGAGGTTTGAAAACCCATTTATACGCAAGTACAAATAAAACAGTGATTATAAGCGCTCTGAATGTCACGCTTGCGATCCACAATCCTACTATTGAAAAGTTTTGAATTAGTTCCCACATATTGTCCTCATAATTGTTGGAATGCTGGTGTGGTTCTAACGTTTGATGTTGTTTGAGACAAAAAAGGGAAAACCCTGTTCATTTCGTCTTTATAGTTTTTGAGAAGTACTCGCCACATGTCAGACTGCTCTCGTTCTGTTGTGCTAGCACCTGCCGCACTTGCAGTTTCCTGAAGCGTTTCGGCTTCCGTTAAACCTTTGAGGCTTAGTTTATAACATGTATAATTATAAACATAATCCTCAAGATTTTTGTCGTCTGTGTATCTCTGACTAAGAAGATTGTCAGTTTCTTTTTTTGATATATCCGCAATTTCCCCAGGGTATTTATCCTGGATATTTTGCGGATATTTTGATACTGGTGTCATTTTAGTAATCCCGTTTTACTAAGCTACAGTAGTCAAATATTTAATAACCCGACCAGAAAACACTTTTTTTGCTGCGATGTTACCAAAATGTGCAAGTCCGTGGCTCCAATCGAAAGCATACTCAGTTGAAAAGGTCATTGCTGACTGATCTTTTCCTCTTGCGATGTTCGTGTATGGTAAATATTTATGGGTTCCTTTTGGGGGAATCATAATACAGTCATCATACGTAGACAGAGCTTTGGTTGTGCCGATAACTTTGAAACGCGCAACCGGAAAATTATCAGCGCCCAAATTGTCAGGATTTTTAAAATACGCCAAATCACCTTCAATTGTCGCTTTTCTTTCTGGACTTGTAAAAATAAGAACTTCCCCGCTTGGTTGCCAAAATGGAGTGAAATATTTTGTTGCTCCTTGAACTTTGATAACGGTCCCATCTGTTCTGACGAGCGGCGCCTGAGTTCTAACCATGTCCATGTAAGCTGCGTTCAGCGCAATCATTCGTTTATCACGTTTAAGCGCGTTGGTCGTGTCGCCTGAATCGATACCGGTTAAATATGGAGTTCCAGGAGTAATACTTGACTGTCTTCCGTAATTTGTAACAAGAAAGATTGCAGCCCACATTTGATCAGTCAGATGCTCAAGACGAAATTTAGGGACTTTTGCCAGAGTTGCAGGTACATCAGCCCAGGTATTATCTCGAATGAAAAACTTTGAAAACTTGGCAGCGGTTCCATAATTCACGGTTGAAACTGTGATCTCTTCGCCTTGTTTTTGTTGGAATGGTAACTTTGTATCTTCAAGCAGTTCCTCTACAGTGAAAACCTCATCCATGGAATAGAACTTTTTAAGGTTCGTTCTCATTTTGATTTGATCGAATGCCTGAAAACATGCCAAATCAACATCCAGTTTGTAAAGTGCAAATTTTTCTACTTGACCGCCCATATGTTGAAGAGCGTCAAACGTTTCCGAGAAATCATCTTCACGGTAACCGCCAGCAGACAAACGAGCCAACATTTCGTCAAGTTTTTTGATTGATCCGTCATCTTCGAGCCTAACAGCTTTATCAAACCCACGCATCAACTTTGCAATTGCTGCTTGAGTGTTTTCATCAGGTGCTTTGTCAGTACACGCCGCATCAAGTTTTTGAGGCGTCCACAGCGTACCGTCAGGAGCTTTTAGTTTTCCAAAATTTAAAGTAGGTTCATGCATTTTTTATATCTCCTTATGTGGCGTCAGGCCCGATGATTTCAAGAGTCCGCATCACCGCCAAAAGTGCGTTGATCTGCGTCAGTGCTGAACCTGCGTCAGTCGCGTCAATAATGTTTGTTGCTGATACAACATCACCAACGGCTCCCTTCCTTGCAGGAGATTCGGCGCCAAAAGCAACCTTTGCAGCCGCGTCATCTGATGCAGCTGGTTTTAACACGTACCCCATGTATGCGCCCGCTGCCAATGTGGTAACGGTTGCGTTCGTGGCATGTCTTTGAAAACTGTCACCTGCTTTCAGGGCGACTGCCTCTTTATCGATATAGACCGCGCATTCAATCGCGAGATTAAACTCTTCACCAATTGCGGCATTTCTATCACAGACGCCGTAAATCGTGCGGTCATTTGTGGTTGACCAAGAGATAACTTCGTTGTTTTCAACCGCCGCTGTTGCAACCAAATGTTCAAGCATACGAACATTGCCCCAATCAATACCATCATGAGCATAAATTTTGTCTACCATTATATTTCCTCATCAGTTGGGGTTTGATTTCCAGTTCCCAAATTAACAGGGCTGTGAGTTTCGCGCATTTTTTGAAGAGCTAAAACCTGTTCGTCAATCGCTTCCTTTGTTTCGCCTGGGATCAAAGAAATAACATCTTCGGCTTTTACACCTTCACCCAAGTTTGCGGATTCGATTTTGACGGTTTTATATGCAGACAGAACAGTTTTCATTTCTTTCTGCCATTCTTGCTCTGGAGTTTCTTCGTTGACTTCAGCTATCTTTGCGACGGCCTCAGACAATGCCAAAATTGATTCATTTGTCGTTTTAGCTGACAAACTTAACATTTCGGCGACTTCTTCTTTTGTAATCGGTTCCAATTCGTTCTCCTCTTCTTCGGATTCATTGAGTTGAGTTCCGTTTTTTTGTACAGCCCCTTTATCAGCTTGCTTATCAGGATCGATAATGTCCAAGCGATCAAAGGTCAACGGCACACTTAGCGATATATAGGGCATTTTGTCTGTATTATCTACAAACGTGCGCTCTGTTTGAGTGTTTAATTTTGGCCTTAAATTATAAAGACTGAACGAATAAGGACTGTTGATAATTGCAGCGTTTTCCATGTCCTTTGAAAGTTCAGCGTCATAACTGTAGCCAAGAAAATAAGCGCTTCCGCCTTCGTACTTCCCGCCCAACCAAAGTATTTTTTTACCTTGAGTGAAGCCGGTGTAAGAGTCCCGATGACCTTCGGCACCAAGTTTTCCCCCGCTATTAAGTACAGCCGGGAGAGTTTTAACGGCTTTTGAAGTAACCTGCAATCTGGTTCTGTCCCAATTCCCAGGTTGTAAGAGTTTTGAATAAAGTTTCTTATCAACTTTTCCATCAATTGCCGTCAATCCTGCTGTGGTAAATATATAATTATCCTCATTTACCGACATCAATTTTATCAGACGATTTGCGGCTTTTTCATCAAAGCCAAGATTTGAAACAATCTCTTTTATTTTCGCGGATTCAGCTTTTTCTATAGACTGACCACGATCAAAAAGGCATATATTAGAAAGATTCGCTTCATTTAATGATTCTTTTTCCATTCCGTCTCTAATTGATGTTTGAGTCTTATTATAACTACAGATAGCGTTTAAATGTCAAAATGTTCGTTTACTTCAAAAACATTGTATAGACTAAATACCTCTTAAAGTGCGTCTTTGTTGGCTTTGGACTAAATCCGTAAAAATTTGACCCGGTCGTTATATCTTCAATAATTCTTTGCAATGCCATGATTTGCGGGTAATAATTCAGAGTTTCAAACTTAAGCGGCTTACCTTTTTTATTCAAGAAATTGTCAATCCTTGGCTCACCTGCATTATATGCCATCAATGCTAATTCCCAATTATTGTATTTTTCGTGTAAAGAATTAAGATAAAGACATGCGGCTTTTGTCGATTCAACTGGATTTGATCTGTCAGTTAATCCGAATTCTTTGGCGGTTGCTGGCATAAATTGCCAAAGTCCAACGGCTCCCGATTTCGAAATTGCACCAATTTTATATTCTGATTCTATTACTGGGATGGTTGCGATCCACGAAGGGATATCATGTTTTTTAAGGTAATAAAGGATCATCAACCGATTCGAGAAAGCTCTGGAAAGTGACTCTTCAAGTTTTTGTTTGCATACCATTATTTCAGAGACTTCCTTACAATCTCTTTGATAAAGTTCGACCCATTGATCAGGAGTGTACGCCTGAGATTCTTTGTAGGCAAGGAGAAGAAAAACAATGATTGCAATGTAGATTAATTTTTTCATGATATTGTTCCTGGTCCTGTTGTTGCCCCGGTTCCTGTGCCCGTGTTTACCTGCACAATAATCCCTGAGTTGACTGCTCCTGATCTTACAAAAGTATCAATTAATGTTGACATTTGATCTGCAAAATCCTCTTGAGCTTGTTCCGCTGATTTACCGCCGCCACTATTTTGCAGGATTGTTAGGATTCCTGATTTAAGAGATGTCTTGTCTAGTGCCATAATTATTTATATAGTAGTGCCATTTGTGATTTAAGTAATGTCAGCGCCCCAGCGTCCGGCCCTGTTCCGTTTGCTACAATTATTTTGCTTACTTCATCAATAATACCGCTAACAATTGTTTTTAAATCGGTTGTCAAGTTTTCGGCTACCAAAAGGCCTGTTGCATCAACGCCTGTTTTGCCGATTAAGTTTCCAACTTCAACACTTCCGAGCTGGGAAACTACCGAGAAATTACCACCTGTAACGATCTGGAATACTAACCCGGTAACTATATTCAAAGCCTGCACTGCTGTGATTGTGCTGTTTTCGGTTCCAGTTATCGAGAATCTCCCAGCTTGAAAATTCATAATACCGAGAGCGCCTAAATTTATGTCACCTTTTGAAGCAAGATTTATCAAAAACCCAGATTCTACCCCATACTGATCTGTAATATTTTCTTGAGAGCTGGCTGTGTTCTTGAATTCATCACCTTCGATCCTGACATTATCGGCTTCAATTTCAATACTTGATTGATCAGTATCGATTGCAATACGGGATTGCTCATCACCGATTTGTCTTTGTCCTGCTTGTAATCCAGGGACCAATTTTCCAAAAGGTGTTATGTGGTCAACAAAATAAATACTCGTTCCTTCATAAATATCTATCCCGACAATTGACCCTTCATCCGGATAAGAATAGTCATCCTCTGTTTGCATTGTCAGAAATACAGAGCTGATTGACTCATCAGTATCAGCCAGTTTTGAATCAAGGATAGTCACGTCTACTGCATACGATCCGTTGTATTCAGTCGCGGTTCTTTCTTGGCTTGAATCTCTGTATACTTTTGTTACTCTGGCAAGTTTCATCTATTGTTGTTTAAGAAGTTAGACACATGTTTAAGATTCTCACACAACTTGCCACCGTTTGATTCTACCATCCTGCCTACAGCCTCTAGGCTTTTTATCTGACTTTTATTTAGGCCTTCGCGGATAAAACAAAATACTGTCTTGGCAGGTCTTTTATTGGAATCGTCTACCACTTCCGCTATTGAGTAAACACCAAGCATTTCTGACGTGATAACATATAGAACCATATCGCACTCTTCACGCTGTTTGATTTCTTCCGCTTGGCATCCTACTGTCCAGTCCTTGACAACTGGGTTGAAGTAATCTATCTCTAACATTGCAATCAGTACTTCGCGCCATGTTGATTCATTGCATGTTCCCCCCAAAAAAACTTTCATAATTTAACCTCTTTCAAAAATATTTTCATCTTTTCATCAGATGTTATTTTGATGATCTTAGCATAATAAGCATTTGGCCTACCTTCGCTATCTTTCCGGTTATTGATCATAGCACCCGGCCAAATTCCATTCACCCATTGACCCGTTATCTCATTTCGTTTTTCGTTAAATGTTCCGGTTCGTGACATATCCATTGCTTCAGTTTCAGCGTGGATTCCATCGGGCCAATCTGAAAACCTGAGTTCTCCTGTTGGCAATTCTACCCAAAAAGGTTGCCGCATTTCAAACTGTTTGCCGATGTCAAAACCGGTTCGTGGGTCCATTATTATATTTTGTCTTTTTATATTAACATAATGACCCCATGCAGGCGAATAAGGGAGAACAAAATTCATGTGATTAGTCTTTGAATACTCTGCGAACGCTTCTTTTAGGCTAACACCAGCCGGTTTTTTATATTCTCTTGAATCAAGATTCTGTCTTATGTTCGTTCCTTCTGGTATTCTCTGAACTGCCAAGGATGCCATTGAATGACAAGTAAGTATCCATCTATCATCTTTTTGTTCCTGAGTTTTTGCGAATCCTACGAAGTTCTGTATTGCTGAACTATCGTCAGTCGATGCGAAGAAACGGACTTCATGAACCCCTTTTTCAATTGGTTCTTTTAATTGAAATTGAGCAATATGAGGTTGCAGAGTTTCACCGCCTTGCAGAAATATTGTCCAATCCAGGCTTTCAATTATTTGACCGCTTATGGCTAGTTTTTTATGTATCACTATAAAGCCTTTTTAATGCACTTATATAACCGTACCACTGGTTATCATCCCAGTTTAAGAGATCAGGTCTTTTGTTTTTGCGTTCATAAATTTTAATATAAAGCTTACCCTTATATCTATAGCCAAGCTGGTACCGATAGAAATCATCTTCCATTTCAAGTTTTCCGCTGGCATAAGCTTCTTGAAACTCTTTTTGTCTCTCAATGATCATCCTAGAAATAACCCCGCTGTTTCTTTCTGCTTGCTTGATTGATAAGCGATTGTCTCAGCTATTGAAAAGCCTGATGCTGGATCTGATGGAGTTGTTGAGATATTTTCATCAGTTGATATGTCTGCTAATTCTGCCGGGGAATTCTGCTGTAATAATACAAGTGTGCAAGGTGTTTCCTGTGCGTTCGGACCCAATGAATCTGAAGTCAAAAACGATACTATTTTAACAGTCCTGACTTTCCTGAATTTTATTGATCTATGAAAATCTATGTCTGATGAAATATCAATTGTTTCATCTGCCTGCCTTAAATCTTCAATTTCTTCAATTATACTGCCTTTTTCAGGAGGTACTGAAAATGTAATTGTCAGAGTGTTAGGCATTACACCATTTTGTGTTTGTCCTGAAGTCGGCTCATTTGGATTTAACGGCTTTGTATTGTTCGGACCGCTGCAACTACATTTGAAAGGTGTGTTGATTGTTTGTTGATTCAGGATTACAGATCCTATTTTAATTTCCATTGTTCCTTTTAGGTTTTACTTGATCTCGCAGTTCTAAAATATCTTTTTCTGAATTAAATAAATCTTCCGGGATTCTTAAAAGTTTCGCCTTCCCATTTCTGCGGACACTCCTTGAATGACATATTTTTTCAGCCTTTGATTTTCTCATTTACAATCCAAGTAAAGTTTTAAGTCCATCAAGTGAAGCCGTCCCACCAACAAATGATACTATAACGCAAAAATTAAAGCCAACTGGGACCCCTGAAGATTTCGACATATCTAAAACTAAGTCATCAACTCCCGTACTTCCAGAATATTGGCCTATGTAACAACCCGACGCCGCACCGTTCGCGATAATACCCAAAAGATTATTATATTTTTCAGAAAAGGCGTTTATCTGGCTTATCTTTCCTTGGATCGCCTCACTTGCTGCAGATATTCCACCCTCAGCCGCTTTGGCGTAGACTCCTAAGTCAAAGATTGCCTGTTTTAATATATCGTTGGCCTGAGTGGATCCAGGTATTAATTGCAAAGGTGTTACTGATTCCCAATCATCTTTATTACTAAATACAGATTCGTCTGCAATCTGAGAAAATCCAAAATCAATACTTGTTTCTATTTCAACCCCATCGACTACGGTCAAGGCCGTGACCTCATAATCGGATTTTACCATTTTAGCTAATACGGTATTGTCATGATACGATCGTCTCCTGGGTTCTAATACTGCTATCCTGACACTTGATTTGTAAATCTTAAATCCAATCTCATCCCCGTTTGTTTTCCAAGTTAGATATACGCCTTGCTTTGCTAATATTGCGCCCATTTTTCGTTTGATTCTTTCCAGCTCCGGGAATTTAAAGATTGCTGAAAATGAATTCAATGTTGGTAATAATTGAGAAGGGGAGGGAGCTGCGAAAACTATATTGATTGCCTCGACAGGTCCTGAATATGTTGGAGCGTTTTTTCCAGGATTCGTGATCGTTGACATCAAAATATTGTTTGCCTGACCGAATGATAATGATGGAGATAATTTTGAATTGCCAATTGTTAAAACTTGCTTATCTGTCCAGTTTGATAATTGTGATGGGTTCTGAGCTTCATCGACTACTAGCTGGCCTAAGAGAGTTTGTTTTACTTTGGTCCGTGTATTTTGCCCATATTTGAACGGGTCGATTACTTTTATCTTGATTCCAGATTCGAATAAGTCCTCTCGGATGTTGTCTATCTCATCAATTATTGCTTGGGCTGCTACTGCGAAAGGTTCAGCGTTACCTATCAGAAAAGCGTCAAGGACTTCAAGAGCGTCAGCGGCTACACCTAAGGCAGATGTTAAGCTGCTTGATAGGCCTATGACTTGCTCTATGATGTCTGAAACGCTGCTGTCTGCTAGTCCTAATTGAGTGGATTCATATAACATATTATTTTAACTGGTAGCCGTATTTATTACCAACGTGAGCGATTACCTTCGCGCAAATATCAACGTATTCCTGCATACTCATATCAGATTTTGAAACATTTGCTTGTTTGATAACTGCGTGCAAGTTTTCCTTTTCTGATGAACCGCCTTGACCCAACGGGATTATATGATCAAATGCTGTTGTCTCTGGCGTCAATTCATCACCAGTTAAAGCGCATTTATAACTTTGATCTTCCAATATTTCTCTAAGTTGTGTTATCCCCGCAACCTTACCATTTTTTTCAGGCATTTTGTTTTCCTATTTTTTCATAAAGTCTATTATGTAAAGACGTGATAGTCATCCTGAATAATCTTGACCAATCTTTATTGAAAGTTGATTCTTTTACTTTTAAACGGTCTCTTTGCTTCCTCAGGTTTTCAAACCAATTATTTACAGGTAAAAATCTCTTGTGACCGCTTCCATTGCTTCTATTCGTTGATTTCCTGATATACGTTGCATTATTGGTTAATAACTTTTTCCATCCGGTGTTGTATTTCTTCTTAACAAGTAACGTGTGAGACTTCTCAAGTAAATCTTGCCATTCCCGATTTGAATCATTGTATAGAAAAGTGTTTTTTGATTCAATATTAATACTTCTGTGATTGTACCACATCCTTATTATATTGTGAGATCTTAAAATAGAAAAACACCACCTTTCTTCTAATGATTCTGAGTTGTGCCTTGCGTTGTACTGCCTCACCTTTGAAACAGTATTCCTATAATTTATGATAAGAAACTCTTTCCAAGTTTTGCAAATTCTTATTGATTTTTTAGACGGAGATAGCGAAGATTTGTGAGCATTTTTTAATTTCGCAACTTCTTTATTCAAAGACAATATCCATGGGTCTACTTTCCTATGCTTCGACTTAATTCTTATTGATTCGCTCTTTATTATATTTTTAAACATTTTATTTTTCAGGAGCTTTTTGAAATTGAGTTTCACGTTCTACAGTAAATTTATGGCTTTCAGGAAACTGCTCTGACTGAACAAACCCATCTCTCTTCTTCCTGTCATACGCCACTTCTGAACACCCACAATGAGGATGATACACGGCATGTGGCCCTATGTCAATCCAGTAAATCTCCCCAATATGAGGAGCACAAATAGGACAACCAGTTTTACCATTGACAATCAAAACCCGAGTATAACCCTCATTCTCATATAGCGCGACTTTCGATCTCACATGTGCTAATTGAGTTTCAGTCCGGATAACCCTGGCAGCATTTGAAAAAGGGCTTTTATAAGTCCCTGTCCCTTTCCCTTTGTCGAAAAATTGAGCTATCCTTGAGGCTGATCTGGCAAAATCATCATTAGCAATCATCCCTTGAACTATTTCGGCCCTGATTACTTTGATGTGCACTTTGGCTGCTGTCTTGACAACTAAATCAACTGATTGAGCAAATGCAGCTGAAACCAGAGGCGTTTTATATGCTGTACCGAGTTCAGAATTTACTAAGCTGAAACCGGATTCAATTCCGACCGGAATGTCCTTTGCTGCTGTATTTATTACTGATTTAGTTATTGAAGGCCAATCGTTTTCAAGGACTTGATCGATCTGTTTGAGTTTGTAATAGACTGCTTGAGATCCCGTTTTCCCAGCTTTCCTGTCAAGTTCTCTGACTTTTAATTGTGAAAGAATGTTCTTTTTGACCGCTTTTATGTGGGGCTCAACTAATTTTTTGGCGTCGTGGATTGTCAGTGCTGCGAGTTTGTTTTGAGCAATCCCGGCGCGTTTGATGTGGATTGCTGAAGAATCTAGGTTGATGTGGGGTTTCATTGTAAAATCATTTGGTAAAGATCATCCAGAACATCTTTCTTAATCACAGATAATTTATTATTTACGCCAATCAATAAGACACTGTCAGATTCAAAACTTAACATATCATCAATTGTTGTGATCAGGTAACAATCATCATTTTCGTGAGAAACTGCATTGCCCTTGTAGTCAAAATGCCAAGGTATCCCGTCAACGACATTTTCACTATGTTCCTTTCCGTATTTAACAAAATCATGAAAAAATACAACCTCAACTTCTTTCCGCCTTTCTACATATCTCATCTAATCCCCCGATAGATTTAATTTATGGAATCGCCCAATCAGACGGGATAAGCTCATCCTTGAAAACAATTACACCCGGTACAGTTTCTTTTTTATCGTCTGATGTAATATATTGTAACTCATAATTTCCATCTGTTCCAGCAAAATCTTCTGTTTCATCTTTTAATATTCTGGGAATTACTCTGGAAAATGTTTCTGATGCTTCGACAGATATTTGTGAACTGGATCCACCTGAAACATTCGCCGACCCTTTTTTAAGTTCAAAAGTTCCATTGGGATCCACTAAGACGAACATGAATTGCCAGCCGGTGACGTCTTCTTGAAAATCGAATATGAAATCAATATTATCCCCCTTTACCCTGGGTATTGCCTGAGTGAGATTAGTTGAGAAAGGCAATACTGTTGGACCTGCTTTATCAACCCACCCGCCCCACTGAAAACCCGATCTTAATGGGTCGCTACTAGCGTCAGAGGTTCGCATTTTCCAGTAACCTGTCAATTCTGATTCTGGTTGGCTGGTTATATTTGCAAAACTCCAAGTATAAATATTCGTGTCAATTGCTCCAGGTGTTGCCAATGTAAAAGCGGTCAATGAAACGATTGTATCTGATGCAGTAGCCAGTTTATCAAGTGTGATTGTGCTCGCTGACTTATCCCCAATTTTTGACCCTATTGGAATTCCTACCCCTTCGATTACTTGACCGACTAATAAAAGGGTTGTGTCTGCAATACTTGAAATGATTAACGACCCGTTTGTAGTGTTTCCCGTGAATTCAACAGTCGAATCAAGAGGTATTTCGGCCCCTGCATCGCTAAACATTTCCAGAATAACATCCTTATCTATTGGAAAATATGACCTGGCTATCGGAGTGTTTTTTATTGAATAAATATCCATTGTACCCTATTCTATTTCGTCACCATCTTCATGATGAGCATTTAATTCAGATTTAAACTCAGCTGTTCTTTGACCATCGATTCTTTTTGACTCAACTTCCCATTCTGGAAGATCATCAATATATTTATTCCTGATTGTTTCTAATTTCGTTTCAGTGCTTAACCCAGTATCCTGCATTAGTGCAATAACTATTTCTTTGATTGTGGCGGTATCTGGAAAGGCTTCAGGCCATTCGATGTCACCTGACAAGTCAACTTTGTCGATAGAATTTAGATTGTTGACGGCTTCCAAGGCTGCCATTATTTCTTTGAGTCCTTCTGTTTGCGCTCCCTGTCTTGCTACGATTGTCCGGATGAATACCTGTAGTTGATTGGCGGTTGAATTCATCCCGGTAACTGTTGATAACGTTCCCTCTGGAGTTCCTGTTTGCTCAAGAAATAACCAGAATAGGACCTCTAAGAATTTTATAATTTCGGGGATTCCTTTGGGAGGTTCAGTCCATCCATATTTGGCGTTGGCATCTTCAAACATGAATTGTGGAATACTAATTGTTGATCCATTTCCTTCACTGTCTTTTACAACTTCAATGCCGTCCTTGGGCACTTTATATGCCCCTGTTGCAAATTTATCCGGCTCACCTGTTATTTTGACTACGGCTCCCAGTGCGTTAAGAGCTTGTTTGTAGAGAGTTGAGATATTATATTCAAGTACCCCAATCATTGGATCGTTTCTGCCAGGGAGTTCTTGAATATTAATAGTGACTATTCTTTGAATGCCTATCGTATTTGGATAAGAATATTCTGGAATTATTTTACCGTCGATATAAGTGATGATTTCTTTTTTGTTGTAAACTTGTTTGATGGTGTTCTGCTGTTCGGTTATTTCTCCATTCGTTTTATCGACAACAGAGCTTTCAGATTCCCATTCTAAAACATACGAGTCATTGATATGGTCTGGCCTTGCCATTACATGTGAGAGGGGGATAGGCTTTAAAACGGTTGTTCCTTTGGACGAATCAAATTCAACCAAAATGTCAACTATGGCAGTCAAAGAAATCTGTCTGTCTGCCATTGTGAAATCATTTGTAGTGGTTTTTAGGAGTGCATCGTTATTGTCTTGCAGAGTGTCAGATTTTACAGTGAAACCTTGACCATGGGTGATCAATGCGACAAGGTTAACAACGGCCTTGATCAATGGTAGACTTGAATATCCTTCGAGTTTCTGTTCGTCAGTGACAGAGCTGACCGTGAAAAGGTCATCATTTCTTGGAAAAGGTTTCCCGCCTTTTTCTTTGAATATATTCGTTACTGCTCTTAAATGCCATCGGTCTATAATGTTCATATCCAGTTTTTAAACTCAAACGGGTTTAGTCTGTCAAGTGCGTAGTGTGCCAAAAGTCCAACGGAAAAGGCGACTGCAATTAAAGTGTATTCTCTGAATATAATTAAAACCGTGGCTGTGATTAAAACGGGCGTGCTGAATTTATGGGTCCACCCCCGGTGTTTACTTACTTTTGGTGATATGTAAATCATGCATACAATCAGACCATAAATCGGTTCTTCAACATAAATAAAATAAGCAGATGAAACCAAGGCGAATCTAGCAGCCCATTTTGAAGGTGTTGAGGCCGTGTCGAGATCTGGAAAGTTTGCCCCTAGATATACAGCAACCGATAGAATCAATGAGACTTCAAATTTTGATCCAGCTGCCAAAGTTGCTATCAAAACAAGTGCGCTTGCTCCGACTGCGAACCAATTATGCTTTTTAAAATCACTCATTTATTGGCCGTAATGTATGGACAAATGAATACTTCTAAGATTACAACAACAACAAAAATTATACCCACTATCGAAGCAGCAACTAAAATGCTTATCATCTTTTTATAACCTTGTCTAAGTCCTGATTCATGGAAAGTATCTTGCTTTTATCGTTTTCGACAGACTTAACTCTCCTCCCTGCTTTTGATTCAGCCCAGATCCTGATACTGTTTGATATTGCATGTATCCCGCTTACAAACCGGTTTTTCTTTTCTCTGCCTTTCAAAATGTCCCAGGCTTCCGTGGGGAACATCCCCGTAAAGGTCCAGAATGCAGCGATTGAAGCAAGGATTGCATACCCTGTTAGTACCACCGGATGACCGGATAAAGTGTAGATTGATGTTATCTCCTCAACTGCGTTGAAAGCATTGAAGTAAGCCGGGTAAAATACAACATACGATAAAACAGCGAGTCCAAATGAAAAGAAATATCTTAGTCCTATTCCTTGCTTGAATCCGTCCCATTTCTGCCAAGTCAAGAGTGACATAAAAGCGAATGCACTTAGAAAAATCACGAATGCGAGTGTCTCAGTTCGTGAGTCTGATTCAGCGGCCCATGCTATTTTTTGGATGTAATAAAAATGCACATTCCCAGAGATCAGAAGGAACCAAAGGAAGAGGCGAGCGATTGTTCTTTTTTCTTTCGTATTATATAGTTGTTTCATAATTTCCTCCCCGATAGATTTAAATGTTATACCCTATTCTAGCATTAGATTCGACATTGCTGTCAAAAAGTTTATCCAAAATGAGGTTTATTGATATGCCTTGACCGTGTAGCGGTTACAGACTCGATCATCTCTTCATAAGTCGGAAATCTGTCCTCTACCGCTTCGGCAATCATTGTCAAGGTGTCCGGCGCATCGTCTACCTGATTCTTTCCATCTCGCATGAATTGATCCATATGTTTAGCAAATTTAGGCCAACGCTGTTTCCAGCCAACAGGATAAAATACATGTTTTTGTATGAATCTGGAAGCTGAATTGATTCGAGCAAGTTTGTTTTTCGTCTGAGTGAATGTTGAAATATCAATTCGTTTCGTGGGAACCGTTCCTATTTCTGTCAGCCCTTCGCCGGTATCAGTTTCAATTATTTTACTGACTTCTCTTGCAAAGCCTCCTCCTCCGTTGTTATGTTCAATCTTACCAGAAATGAAGTCATACTTCAACTTATTTTTGACTAATAATTCAGCGGTTTCGGGGATCGTTACTTCTTGGCCGGCATCCGTGTAATAAACATCTAGCAGGTAAGGTTCGTCCATCATTGAAATTCCAGCAACGATCACACACAAAAAGTCATCACCCTCGTCAGCAGTATCCCCCCTGAAAATGTATTCTTTCATGACCGGCAGTTCCTCATATTCAAGGAATTGTTTATACATTTTACCCTTCATGTCAGGAGGACGTTGATGGTAATTCGCCTGAAAGATCATTTCATCGAGTTCAGACTCAAGATAAAGATATCTGTCTCTATCTAAGAAATCATCACATAACATGCCCTGCTCTTCGGTCCAAGCTTCCATGATCAAGGTTTTAATTTTATGTCCGTTTGGACCTGCTAGGGCATCCCCGGATTGATCATTTACTGACCAGCGGGTTGCATTGATTATGACATCCCCGCCCTTTTCTAATCGCTGATAGTAGTTATTTTTTGCTGAAGAAATTACTTTTTCAAGATGATCCGGGTTGAATGCCTCGATTGATCCCTTGACAGTATCGTCATAGATCAGAAGATTACTTCCCATTCCGGCCTCACCTGCTAGAATTCCGCACCCTTTATAAGAATGAAACCGTCCTTCTAGTGACCACTTGCCTTTGGATTTATTCCCGTATTGTAAGACTGAATTTGGGAAAACATCGTTGTAGATTATATCAACTGCATGAGTTTTTTGTTCTTCGATGGTGTCCCTGGTGTAAGTTGAAAATTCAATAGCCAGGTCTTTTTTGTGGCAAACGGTCATAACCATGGTTGCAACATCTTTCCCGTATCTCCAAGCTGTGTATAAAAACAGGGTTCTTGATTTGCCGTGCCTGGGAGGTTCGTTCTGGTTTACGGTATCACCGTACGACTCATCCTCTAAGACTAGATCACAAGTGAAAATGGTTTTGTTTCCTTGGATCTCATATTGAACTGGGTCTTTTTTGGGATCGTCAGTATCCCCGTTTCGGATCCTTTTTGTGTGCCGGTATGGTGAAATATAAGATCGCGGTGTTTTGTAGTAGAATGCTTCCAGGAAAAGGCAATTGATTACTAAATGAGTACGATGTTCAATGTAATAATCAGGCGCTTCAAGTTTGCAGAATTCCCAGAATGATTCCCTTGCTTTCAGGATTTTTCTGATCCTTAGCATTTTTAGAAGTTCTTTTTGTTTTTCGAAATCAGCCATTATGCGGTTTTCCTGAAAACAGTGATTTGTTTGTATTTTGTTATTATTCACTTTCTAACTCAAACGCCAAATAATAAAGCTTTTCCTGCCTTTGATCTCATACCTGCCATTCTACCCTCCAAGTTCTTTAATTTTAGATTCATACACCCCACTAAGTGTTTTGATAACATACTTAGTGCATTTTATTTCATAGTTTACCATCGGGCAACCACAAAACTTGCATCTTCCAATTGCATAACCACTGTGTGTAAAACCGGTTATTAAACTTTTGCCCCATGCGTGCAGACCTTGACTACAAAATGGTTTCATGATTGTTTTAAGCATAGCCGTATCCATATTTAAACGAGTGAGGAAAGCTAACTATCACGACACGTCGTCCGCTAGTAATCAGCATCGCCACACTCGCTCAGTTCTTTGATTTTCGCCTTAACTTCTTCATGTGTTAATCCGTCCGTAATATCGACTTTGATCAAAGTCTTTTTAAGCTCCTCTTCTCGGTCCATGCCAAGCGCTTTTCTAGTCGATGTGTATAGATTCGATATAGTCTTGCTGGCTACTTCACTGACCTTTTGACATGTGACCAGTCTATTAGCCTCAGCGGTTGCTATGTTCCCACCGCACTTTTTTAATTCTTTTGCCATTGCGCCCATTATCGCCATGGTGACGCCCCTGATATTTGCCGCGTCTCTTAAGAATGTTTCGGTCAATATTACGCTCTTATCAGTGCCATTTTGGATGAGTGTCTCTATTGTCGCACTCTCGATGGCTTCTGAGACATTTATTTTTTTTGATCCATAAATCCAATTTTCTTTTTTTGCTCGTCGCTCAATAGTTTTCTTATTAATTTCATGCTGTTGGGCGATTTTATAAATTGGGTCGCTGCCTGCGACATACTTACCCCTTATTTGCGACCATGTATCCTGCGTAACTTTTTTCTTAGCCAAAATTATAATCCATTTCAAAGTCGCCAAAAGTTGCTTGCTGATTTCCTTTCATTTTATCTAAAACAGGCTCGAGTTTTTGAGAAGAGGCGAGTTCGAAATTGTCAGTTACTCTTATCTGGCTCCATGCTTCATCAAAGAACTGTTTGAAAAATTCAGCAAACTCTAAATCATCAGTCAGCTCAAAATTCTCAAGTCTCCTGTTTCTGTTAAGATTCGCGCTGGTTCTGATCACAATATTGAAGTCATCATTTTGTAATACAACAAACTTAGCATGAATTCTGGTGGTCCGTATGCAGTCAGGCCCAAAATTATCAAACAGGTATTTGTAAGGTTTTCCTTTGAACTGCTTAAATCCTCTGTCAACCATGAATTTTACACTCTTTATCATTTTGTTTTGCAGAAACATAAAAGCCTTTTCGAGGCCGTCCTGACTTGCGGTCCATGTTGATAAGTATAAATCAGCAGGACCTATGCTTTTTAGAACATGCTCAATAACGTCACTCAGGGAGAATTGACCAGAATTAAAGAAAAATATATTCATTCCTTTTTCAACTGGTCCTATTAGTCTTTCTACTGATTCCAGTGGATCTGCCTTGAGTATCTTCTTTTTAGATTTTAATACATGCTTCGTGAATGTGTTGAATGCTCCTGGTTCAATATCAACTGTGGATTTAGTCATTTTTCAATCTCGCTCAACAGTATGTTTAAAAGTTTTTCAGTAGATCCGTGAAACCCCGTCTTACTCCATCTGGTTATCTGAGATTCATGGATCTTAAGAAGTTTTGAAAGCTCCCGGTTCGTTTTTAAACCGAGAGTTTTTTTTATTCTTTTAATCATAAGCAAGTTTGAGCTGCTTTGATTTTCTCAACCAATATTTCAGTCAAATAATCTTCGTGGTTATTACAAATCTCTTCCCAGGAAAATACATCCCCATTTGCTAATTGGTATTCATTATCAAGTAACATTTCATCATTTTTGAAAAACATCTTGTTCAATTCATCACAAACTAGCTCTTCTTGTCCGTTCCAGTCTCCAACATTTTCAGTTGTAAATAATTTTTCAGTCATTTTGTTCTCCGTTTGAGTTTCTGTTTAGGTTTTCCGCTTTATTGCTTTAACCTAAGTACAGTATCTCTAATTCTTTACAGACTGTCAAGTTTTATTATCACTATTTTACTTTGGACTGTTATTATTGACTATTTTTCTCTAAATAAGTTTGATTTATTTAGAGAAAGCTAAACTGATAATGTTGATAATTAACGGACTGTCAACTTTATTGGTAATATCGGTTTACTCCGGTTTTTTCTCAATGTGTCCTGTTTAATGGTATAAGCGGGAGGCTTTAACGGTGTTTTTTTATCCTCTTTTTGTTCTATTATACCTTAAAACTATACAGTGATGTCAAAAACTACTCAATTTATTTTTTCACAGGATTGCATTTTACCGGGCTCAAATGCATGAAATCGCCTACCATGATTTTTGACACCCGCTTTTTGCCATCGGCATAAGACCATGTAATGATATACATTTCACCGTTAATACAGTGCTCGCTCACAACTGCAAAGTACGGATTTGGGTTCTCGGAAAGCACTCTCCTGTAGTCTTCATCTTGGCCGTAGCAAACTGAACTTATTAAGATAAACACTACTGCGATAATTGTTTTCATTTCTTCCTTTTTTTCCAAAATTTAATAAATTCTTTGGCCGTTTTATTCGAAAGCACAATATGTTTTCTTGCAGTATTTTCCGAAGCTCCAGACAGTTTGCAGATTTCTATCATTGTGACCATTTTTCCATCAAGATTCCACTGTCTACCGCAAGCTCGGTTGCCCCTGGTTTCATATTTTTCTCTTGGTATATACATTACACCATTACAGCTCATAAGATTTCCTTTTTGGCATCTTCCGTTTCTACTGTTTTTCTAACGCGTTCATTAATAGCGTTGTGAAAATTTTCTGCTAATTCTTTTCTATTTTCTGAATAAAGCAGAGCATTGTAAATATTTTCATCGTTAATATCGGTTACTAAATCTAATATTTCTTGCTCGTGTGCTCTCAACGAATACGGGATATTAATCCAAAATTGTAATAATGATGTTGCTGCGAAGTATACCATGAAGACAACTATTGTTGAAGTATTCACTATGCGCTCCACATTGTTTCCGCAAGTTCCATTATTTCAACCTGCTCTTTGATTAACTTCGAATTGTAGTAATACCTAAGACCTCGCGACCGCCTGCAATCATCACAATAGGGAGTTCTCGATCTTTGATTATATCTGTATTCATCTCCGCAATCTGAGCAATTACAGTAAGTAATCCCATTTTTCAGGAAGGTTTTCTTTGATCGGCGTTTCGTGTGCTGGAATCCGTTCTTGTAGAATATATCACCCGGTTTTTTGTTTGAGACGAATTTACCTTTCTTGAATTTCCCTTCTTTTAGAATTAGTTTAGTCATTTTTATCCACTGAGTTAATCCTATCCTCTGCAATTTTAAAATACTCTGGATCTTTTTCTATTCCGATGAAATCCACCCCCTCAAGTTCTGATGCTTCTCCAAATGTTCCAGAACCCATAAAACAATCCAGTATAATTGTATTTTCTGGCATCTTTACAAGTTTAATTAAATAACGTGCGAGTGCAAGCGGTTTGACCGTTGGATGCACATTACCTTCTCCGCGTTCTTTTTTGCTGGCTTTTGCACAATAGAAAAAGCGGGCGGAGTCTCCCATGCCGGTTGTTACCTCTTCGCTGCCGTCGTGAATTATGTTTGCTGGGAATCTTCCGGAATTATGATATGCAAACCCCTCTTGCTCTACTGTTCCCCTAACACCCGGCAAAGCGACCGTACTCCTTTTTCTTGTGCAGCTTCTTTCGTTTGTTTTGTCCCCTCTGGTATCAACCCGACACCCATCAATATTAATACCTGCAACCCCGTGTTTCAATGCATTATTTACAAATGTGCCGTCATTTGGTTTCATTGCGACGATTATCGGTTCATATGCTGGTTTTAATGCGGTGCCGTATCCGTTCCAGAGTTTAGCGGCTGGTGTTGCTGGTGTTGTGATATTTGGGCTTGTAATTGGAGAAGCTTCTCTGCATTCTTTTTGCCTCCATTTATTATTTGAGTCCAAATGGCTTGGCCTGTGATGTGGATTTTTTCCTACTACTTCACGTTTAGCACCCGCTTTTTTATCAATCTGTTTAGAAATATCCTGAGATTTTGGAAACCCCGACCCATATATCCACATAATCGTATCACGGATAAAAAACCCGGCATCCTCAACATTTACAGCCATTCGATGCTGTGTCCTGCTACCTGCAAATATCAAAGCAACCCCGCCCGGTTTCAACACTCTCAACGCTTCTTTCCAGATCTCAACGCTTGGAACATCGTAATCCCATTTTTTAGACATAAATTTTAGTCCATAAGGTGGATCAGTCACAATTGATGAAACGCTGTTGTCTGGCATGGTCTTCATTATTTCTAAACAATCACCTTGATGCAATTTAATCATAAAACCCTTTAGAGTCCCGCGATTTTTCTTCGCGGTATGTTATTTACTAAATTTTCGTTCCGGTCTGTTCTTATATAAAGATATGTCTATTATTACTTACAGTTCCTATGTGAGTACTTTGGGCTGAGTACTTATTTTGTACACTGCAAAATACCTACCTGAGTACTCTGTAGGCTGTAATTTTCTTCTCACTCTTCTTTTTTGTCTCATTATCAATCCAGTGCATTTGCCAGGTTTTAATCCATTTATCATCAATTAGAATTTTCCTGTATTTTGTTATGGTAGTCCTGTTCATTCTGCAATCTTTTGATAGGTCAGTCAGAGACCTGAAGAAAAAATCTTCTTTTTCTCCTGTGAATCTATGCTCTAACTCAGACAGGACAACGTAAATAAGAATTGAATTATGGTGAAAATCGGTCTTGAATATGTCCCTGTTGATTTGGACAAAATTTCCAGATTTATACTTTGGCATGTAATAATCCCCATCATGATTATTTGATACTGCCGGCTATATGGACCTGTGATGGCAGATCCATATAATTACTGACCGCTAAGTCGCCGGAAGGACTGTGTGTCTCTTGTCTTTAACCTACCATTATTATAAGATTTAATCAAGTTTTATCGATAGATTTTCACACCCTCAAAGATGATTTCAAAGAATTAGTTTTTTCATAGCTAATAATCATAGACAATTGGAACGCCGTTTGTTTTATTGTACAATTTTCCGCACAGTTCTACATTGCAGCATTGAGGTGTTTTTGTTAAGTTTTCTCCATCGCATATAGAAAATTTGGATTGATTAAACCCATATTTACA